TTTCATTATACAGTCTCCTTTACCTTTAAAGTAATGTTTTGTTCTGCACATGCATCATAAATTTTCTGTTCCATAATAGGAGTAATTACACGTTCAATTTGATCAAAGTCACCTGGGTGATGATAATCACCTTGACTAAACGGCAACATTAGATCATGTTTCTGTAATCCCATACATTTTAAACTTTTACCACGATTACCTAATCCATTATTAAAGATATCATGTACAACGTTCTGTGCTTTACGGAACTGATCTAGTTTACGATTCTTAACAGGATTGACACAAGGACCATCCGCTGGAATCAAAGCATTTAAAGCATCTACTGCTGGTTCTAAATGTTTACATACCCACATATTATATCTCCTAATTTCTAACTTTATATATACAGTATACAGTAAGATATCTTACTTGTCAACCAGATAAGCCAAAAAAAGTCATAAAAAAACCCTTATAAAACAAGGGTTTTTAAATTAATTTGATTTTTTATAGTCCGTTTGGAACAATAATGTAATGAATTGCTAGAACTACACCTACTGATGCACCTAATCCAATCATCATTTTTAAGAAGTCTTTAGTAACTAGTGGAAACACTGTTCTAAACTTTTCTTTGCCAGTCATAGTTGCCATAGCTAGTTCACGTCCACAAAGTAATCCAACAAATACCCATGTTGTTGACATTGGAATATCATTTAGTTCTTTAAAGAAGAACAAGATTAACCAATATACTGCATCAATAATTGTAGCAGATCTTACATAACGAGTATTGTGTTTCTCAATAACAATTTTTTGGATTTTACCTCCGCCTTCACGGAACATATATCCAAGTCCTACAACAAATACAATACTAATCAATACCATTAGATCCCATGGAATCTCTCTTGGTAAGAATACTGCAATATTGGCCATGTCATGACTTAACCAAGTAAACCATAGGAATCCTGTGGTTATCCATTGTGCTACACGCCAATATAATTTGTGTTCTTCTTTAACAGGCTTTGCTTCGTCTAGTAGTTTAGTAACTCCTATCCAAATAATGTATGCCGCAACTGCCGCAACTGCATAACCCATCATGCTTTTCATAAGCATTTTTTCTAATACAAATGTGCTTGCAAATGCACTTAGTACTAAGAAACTTGTACTAACTGGCACACCTATTCTTGTAAGTATTAGTAGTAGTCCTGGTGCCATAGCATGGTACCATTGTATCTCTTGAAATGGAATTCTGTTAAGTCGTCCGTAACTGATGTCACCACCGTTTACTGTCCACCCATACCACAAAGTATAAAGGAGAACTGCTGAAGCCGCTACCCACATAATTTTCCAATTAACTTTTTCGTTGTTTGATGCGATCCATGTTCCAAGTGTTTGAACTGAATCATTTGCTATTACTGAATAGCCGGCAAATAGAAATCCTATTGCCATCCATAGTGTGAGTGCGTCCATAATTATTAACCCCAATCTTTGAAATTGCCGTCGTCTTCGTTTTCCTGATATCCTTTACGATATTCTTCAATTTCAATATCTGTCATATCTTCTTGTTCTACACGATCACTTTGTATAGAGTCGGCTGTATAATAGTGAGGATTATAACCTCTCCTATAATAACTATCTGCACCACCTCTATCAAATGGACCACCATGTCGTCTACTAAGCATATCTACTTCTGATATTGCTTTATTAATGTCAATTCCTAGTTGCGTTACCATACTTCTTTATCTCCCATTTGTCTAAGTTAACTGGTTGCATATTGCACATTTCTTCAAAACTACTACATTCGTATTCCCAAAACTTACGATTTCTATCTGGAACACCTGTAAAGTTAGGCTCACCAATATGACATGTTGCTTGCTCAATAACAATTGTAAGTGCTGAACGCAAATGTGCAAATGCATAATTTGGAATATAAAAATAATGAAACTTTTTAAGTAATTTATTATATGCAATTACACGAAGATCTCCAGTTTTTGTATTAACATTTCGAACTTCAAAACTGTTCATCCAAGAGCCTTTTGCTTTATTATTATTGCGAGAGTTACTTGTTACAGTCTTAGCATCTGAGCCATCGCAAAAATCACGCCCTTGTGTACTATCACCTTCAAAATTACCTACTGTTGCCATAGCCATTTCTGCAATAGTTTCACGTTGCATGATGCCCATTTTTGTAAATTCAATTAGATGTTTCTCTTGTGATTTTTTTAAATTCATATATGGAAGCAATTCTTTTACAAACAGAATGTCGTATTGAATTGCATTATCTGTAGTAGCCATTTAATATCTCCTATAATTATTTAGCCAACAACTATAGTTTAACACTAAGAAGTCTTACTTGTCAACCTTTTAATTATAGATTTTTAAAAAATGATTTTTTATAAAGACATGCTAAAATGTCTTGTAACAACCTAACATACTTAGGTCCTTGTTCACTCCATGGTGAAAGATATAGTATAAGATTAATTGGATCTGGTTGTTTAGAGATTGTGTTTTGAAATTCCAATTCATTTCTAAATTGTTCATAAGCAGGATGTGTTTCTAATATAAAGAAATAATGTTCTATACTTTCACACCAGTTATTATAACTTCTAACACCCCATGGTGCATCTGGTGCACCTTTTGCTTTTAGTTGAGGTTCGTTTGGATTCCAAGTTCTAACACCAAACAATGCATTACCTTCTACGGCAAATCTACTTTTACCCCAAGCACTTTCATGTGCGGCTTGTGCTATTATTAGCTCTAATGGAATTTGTTTTGATTTTGGATATGTTGATTTATTGGCATATATTGATTCAACACAATGTTTGATCTTATATGCAAAGTCTTTATTAGTTATTTCTGCCGCATTGGCTGTTTGTGTAAACAACAATGCTATTGCTAATAATACTTTAATCACTAAGTATTTAACTTTTGTAAACATATAGTTATATTATACTATAAAATAGCTAAAATGTCTACAGTGTATAAACCCAGTAAATGCTAGGTTTTTACCACTCAAACAAGCTATTAAACGTGTTTTTAGCCGCGGCTTTGTCTAAACCCCAATCCAATACACCAAGTAAGTTTTCTAACTTTTTAGTAACTACTACTTCTTCCATATGATCATCATCAAAAGGAAGATCTTTAAACCATTCAGGAAGCCTTGTTTCATCTGTAGGATATCCTACACTTGTGAATCCCATAGGGTTATCTTTTAATCTACAAACAATAGTTTTCATGCCGTCTGTAATTTCTACTGCATAATTGTCACTGTTAATTTGTCTTAGCTTATTCCAATTCAATGCGGCTGTAACATGTCCAGGCATTGCTGGTTTTTTAATATCTTTTACACTCTTACCATTGGCGTGTGCATTTTTACGATCTTTATCATACTTAGCCATCTTACCTCTATAAGCGGTTAAGTTATTAACACGTTTAGGACTACCCTTTTGCCAACTTGGCTTTTCTCTATATTCTTTACGAAATTCAATAATCTTCTCAAGTATGTCTTGTTCTTCGGCATCGGTTAAAACTTCAAGCAATACGTCTTTTAAAAAGTCTTGCATCCATGGTGGAGTATCACTACGTTTCAAGTCTAAACCCATAGCTTTAATATAACCAGCTTTACCATCTACATCTTCACGTTTGCCTTCGTTATCAAACACCAACATTGCATAACGTTTCTTTGTAATAAACAATCCACTACTTCCTACCATTTCTCTACCAGCTGCAATAATTTGGCCTAGTTCTAATGTAGTATGAAATGTTCTGCTCATAAAGCCAGGAAAAGTTTTGTTTACTTCTTCACATATTGCATCATAGTATTGAATAATATTATCTCGGTCCCAATTAATTTCATTGTTCTTAATTTGGTCTTTTAACATAGGATATGAACTAAAGTATGTGGAATCTGTATCACCATAAACAATTGCTTTACCTTGATGATCATATTCACCTGCAATAATCTTATTAAGCTCTGCGGCCATATGTTTTGCAATACAACGACCTGTTAGTGTTGTACTTTGTCCTAGTCTACTATCAAAGAATCTACTTCCAGGATTAAGTAACGCACCATACAAACTGTTCAAGTTAATCTTTTTAACCAACTGTCGCTTATCCCAATATGCAAATTTATCGCCACCTTCTTCACGTGCTTCACGTGCTTTAGCTTGTAGCTCTTTACGTTCTGCATACCAACGTTCTAGCAATCCAGGAATAATACCTTTTTTCTCATACGTAAATATTGTGCCATTAGCACTAATAATCCAAGGTTGTCCACTGTTAAACACAATTTCATATATCTCTGCGCCAGTGGCTTCAAAACTAGTTCCATCCTCAAAATCTAAATGTAATATTTCTTCAATATCTTTTTTCATAACAAGTTCATATTCGTGTGTTGCGAAACGACCTTCCCATGCTTCAGCTACTGTTTTTGCATTCTCAATCATTTCTTTTGTGTAAGTATGACGTACTTGACCAATAATAGTTTCAGTACTCATATTACAACTACGAATAATACTAGGATATAGACTGTTTAAGTCAATACTTCCAACCCACTTATGCAAACCTTTTTTAGGCGTAGCAACATAAGCACCTGCGGCTTGTGTAGTATCTTTATCATAACGTTTGTCAGGAACAATAAGTCCTTGCGAGTGTGCTTCATTGATAATAGCTTGATCTGTTTGTGCAACCGCACCCATTGTTGTTTGTAGCAACACTGTGTTAGAATGTGCTAGTACGTTTGCTAAATCAATAAACTGTAGTTTCTTATCTAATTTTACAAGCAAGTCTACGTCTTGTCTAGAATATGCAATAAACTTTTCAAAGTCATTATTGTATAATTGATCTAGTGTTCCTTCGTAGTCTACTTTACGTTCACCTAGTTCATATTCACCAATAGCATCTAGACTGTACGAATGCATCTCATGATATGTATACTTTCTGTACAATTGCATGTAATCCATATGTACTCTACCAATTGTATCAAACGTTTCTTGTGTTGCACCAAAACGCTCAAACTCACGTTGTTTAGGAAGTTTTTCCCATAAACAAAACTTTCGTGTATGGCTTTTACTTAATACACGTGAAACTCGATTAACTAGATAAGGAATATCAAATCCTTCACTATTCCATCCTGACAAAATATCTGCATCATCAATCAAGTCTAAAAAAGCTTCAAGCATTTCACGTTCTGTTTTAAACAACATAGTGTTTTCAAACTTATTAGTAACTGCTTCTGCTTGATCAAATGTCATAGATTTAGGACCAATTGCAAGGCAAATAGTAGCATTCATCCAATTGTTGTGCATACTGATTGCGGTTACTGCGTTAAATGGATCACTAGGATCAGCAAATCCTTGTTCTTTATTAAAGTCTGTCTCAATATCAAAAAAGCAAATATTTAGATCTGGTGTTTCGCTAGGGTCATAATTTTCTGCAAATGATTTAAAAATAACATTTACATCACTTTCATACAATCCTTTATGACCGTGTATTTTCTTTTCAGTATTAAATTTTTTACTTGTGTTGCATACAACACGTTCTAATTTTTCACCAAAGATACTTGTGTACTTGCCACGTGGGTCTTTATAATAGAATGTGTACTTGGCAGGAATTTCTTTGAATTCTCTTTTACCGTTGACACGTTCTACTACGTGTACAACATCTCTTTCTCTGTCGTGAAATGCATCTACATAACTCATTATTCAGGGCTTATCCAATATTTTTCTAGTTGCGGAATATATTTAAGTATACTTGTTTTTCTGTGTTTGTCAAGTAGTTCTGTTGTTTTACAGAAGAATTTCCAATTATCTTCATCTTCTTCTTCGTATGGTTTTCTAAGTAAATTTACTACACCTCTTAACACATGTTCTTTTGGATTATCCCAACGAGTAAAACATTCATTTTCAATCCAATCTGCTAAGTATTTTCTATATTCAATGTCTGGGTGTACTTGTAAACAAAGATACTGTGGGGCAACAAGAGCCGCATTAAAACCAGTAAGATCATTTAACTTACTCTTTCCATAAAACTCATGTTTCCAAAGCCATTCAATATAAGGCTTAATATTATACATGTTAAGTAACTGTGGAGTATAAGATAAACCTACATGAAATAACTTACTACAATCAAGAATTCTTTGTTGAATCATTTCGCCTTTGTATTTTCCAATCGTACCAACTGCTGGTCTTACGTATTCATATAATTCTTCAATTGCATCTAAACTTACTACAAGTCTAGTATTAAGTTTTTTTAGTTTTTCAGTTCTTTCTTTGTCTAGTAAAGTCAAGTTTGTTACAATCTTTAGATCTCCAGTATAGTTATGTTCAATTAACTTATCTACCATATGCCAAAACTGAGGTTGATAAAAAGGTTCACCACCGCTACACTCGATTAATTTACATCCTAAAAATACTTCTAAATTTTCATCAACAACACGAGCAGGAATAATATACTGTTGTTGTTTCATTCTTGTTCCTGCTACTGCTCTATCAACTTCTTGGATACTATCCATGTTTTCTAACAAATAGTTAACATCTTTATACCAACCAGTACTACGTTTTGGACTACACATAGTACATCTAAGATTACATGCATTGCTAAAATCTATTGAAAATTTATTAATGTTTGATTCGTGTCTTGGATTTGCAGGGTCATTCCATTCATGTTGTGAACCAAAACGATGACTCCATCCTGATTTGTTCTCTGATTTTTGACAACGTCCACAACCATCTGGCCATACATTTTCTTTTGTATTAGCTCTTACTTCTGCAGAATCAGGATTCCAAAAGAAATCTTTTGCATGTTTTGTTTTAATATTTCCAAATAAGCCTTTTCTGTATTGACAACAAAAACCATAATCACCAAAATGATCTACATGAACTTCGTTATGTGGAGCAACACAATAAGTGTTATTAAGATCAGCTTTCCAATGAACCAGAGAATCCTCAGGAACATCTTTGTAACTTTGCATTATAGTTCTTTTATCGTTTTTCAAAAACGTATACTCCTTCGAATTTTTCTCTGCCTTCTTTTTTATCGTTGCCTACTCCGGGTCTAGTGTTAAGCATCATCTTAATAGTTTCTTTGTGTTTGAACCCAATTTTTTCAGCAGTTTCAATCCACCTGTCCACAACGTAGTATTCCTTGTTGCCGTAGCTTTTGTAGTCTGCGATGTTCGTTGCAAACGTTCCATCGCTTCGTAATCCTCTATGGATATTCTCGATAGTAGGTCCGACATAGCCTTCAAACCATTCATCAAGTGTTGTATACTTGACCATGCATTGTGTTTCTTCGTCACTGTATTTCTCCAAATTAAAATATGGTGGACTGCTAAATGCTAGATCAATATCTTCACACTGATAATCTTCAGAACCAGAACATATTAATTCAGCATCGGCTCCTAATAGTTCATTTAAATAGTTTAAATATTTAATTGTTTCTGTGTTTGGATCCGTGCCTATGTATTTATAGTTTAGGTTGCTACTACTAATACCCAAGAGACGCCCGCCATAACCACAAGAGTAATCATAAATGCGACCCCACAATACCGGACATAAGCGTTCTGCCAAAGCTCTTGCGTGTTGAGGTTTAAAGTTTTGTACGTTTTCTCCTGTGACAAGTTCCAATGAACGGCGCAATGCAGTAGGATATACAAGGCGATTCCCATCGCGAAACTCAAAGCATATTCTGATAGCCCTGCGTAATTTAGCATCATCGTAAAATCTATCCTTTAATGAATTTGATCCTCTACCTTTTGGTTCAGCTGTTTGCATGTTGGTAAAGAGGAATCTATTAATAGTTTGGCCGGCGTTGTTTCCGAGTCCAATGGTTCCAGCTTGCACACCGTTATATGACTTGGAACGAAACCCTTTGATTTCATTTCTGAGTCCTTTTTCGGTGTAATATACAATAGGGACAATCCCACGATTACGATAGAGATTAAAAACAGTATCAATAGTTCTTTCAGGATTTGCTTCATATGTCTCTTTCGTATGCTTATCAAATTCTGGGTACAGGTCTTCATAACCTGTAAACACATCGTCAAAGATATGCTCTTGTTTAATACCCCAGAATTGATAAATTGTTTCTAACACTAATCAGCTCTGCCGACACTCTCAAGTATTGTTTCAAGAGTATCAAAATCATCTCTATGTTTATGAAACTCTGCTTTATGTGCAATTTTAATTGCTTTGTTTAGTACTGCTGGTTTGATGCCCATTTCTTCTGCAATATGCTTTACTGTATCTTTAAGACCTTCATTTAATGTCTCAACTTCAGTCATAACTTGTACGCCTTCTTGCATAAGGTTTTTTAGTTTGGCAACGTCTTCTGTTCCAAATGTAATGCTCATAGATATTCTCCTGTGTTGTTTAACGTATATAATACACTCAAATTATGAAGTTGTCAATTGATATCTGAGTATATTTGAGGCTCTTTCAATAACCTCATCTACTGTAGAAGCATGATGTCTTACTGACTCTAATGATGCTAATGCTAGTAGCTTTTTACTTTGTATGGTTGGAAGTTTATGTTGGTTATGTTGGAATAAGTAGCTGACTGCTTTTAACTTATTTGTTGTGTCGTTTACGCCAATATCCCATTCGTTATATGAGTTACGTTGTAGGTATTCTTGTACCCAAGGCTTGATATTGTTGTTATGAAATATTTTTAATTTATTATATGTATTAGTAGGGTCTCCTAGCCATTCGTCCATTTCTAATACTATGTCTGCATGTTCTGCCCATTTAGTATCTTGATTTATATATTGATTATATAAATATTTCCATGTATCGTCAATAGTAGTAAATGGATTCATTTCATCACTGTATTCACGTTTTAAAAATAAATCTAAATAAAGATAGCTATTAGCACCCATTATTGTTGTAATAATTGTTATAGGAAGTTTATGTGTGTTTTTATATTCAATAAGTTCTGCAGTATTAGTAGCATGAGTAAACAAGGCTATACTTTTTCCTGTGTCTAATTTTGCCCAACCAGCAAGTAATTTTTTTAATGATTCAGGATCCATTCTTTCATTATTTCTTATATCAATATTATAAACGGACGAGTAAGTATCAGGTATATTCCACCAATCATTAATTGTAACGGCATCATTAAATGCCTTTCCTTTTTCTGTAAAATATAGATTATTGTGTACTAAATTGTAACACTTTGGACTTTGATTAATTATATAAGTTAAGGCACTAGCACAAATTGCACTACGGGTGCATACTAAGTATATCATATTGGTTATCTTCTTTTAACGTTTGCCTTCAAGGAACTTAATACGTTTTTCTAATTCTTCAATTTTTTTTGTAAGTTTTGGATTGGCTGCTTTCCATGCATCTGGGTTATGTTTGAACCATGTCCAACCCCAACGATTAACTAGGAAGTCTAATAATGATTCCCATTTGTTTATTGCCCAAAATGCAATGTATGTATCTTTAATCCAATAAACAAATAATGCACCAAATATACTACCTACTATTGCAGTATAAATCCACAATCTATCTGTAACCATTTGTACAATTATGTCCCACATATTAAGCGTTTGCCTTGTTAAGTGTTAACTGTGCCCATTGTTCTCTACCTGCACCAGCTTGTGTTGGAATAATACTAATACTAGTCGATTGAGCATGTCCACCTCTTCTAAATGCAATTAAGTCATTTTCATTTTTAATCATTGCAAATTTTTCATTAGGGAAACTACATAGTAATAATGCATCAAAGTCATCTCTATTTTTGTACCATAAGAAGTTTGCTTTTAAGTATGCATCTTCAATTTCAATTGGATTATCTGTTTTAGCAAATGCTTGTATAATTGGCTGTGCAAAACTTTCTAGATCCATTTTTAATAATTCTGTCATAATTGCTGTTCTAATTTTTACACTGTCTGGTTGGTTCAAAGGTAAATCTTGTGCCAGAGCTGGAATGAATTTACCTAATCCCAAACTGCCGCCCTTGCCGCCAATAGATGCCATAACTGTTGGAATTCTATCTGCATACTTGTCTAGTACTGCACGTTTGGCTTTTTGCGACCCGCCACCGTATCCAATACGTCCACCTGTGCTTGATACTGCTGATTTTAATTCTACTTTACCAATGCCTTCTACTTCCAAGTCGCCTTCGCCTGTTGCTAGTCTAACTTTATTACTTAAACATGCGAGTGCATATTCACCTGGTCCTTTTTGTTTTTTACCTGTTCCATAATTTTTAAGTTCATGAAAAACCTTAACAGCAGCCGGGTGTGTAAATATTGCTGAAAAAGAAACTAATGGTGAGTTAAGTTTTGCTACGTCAACTACTCCACCTTTTTCTAACTGAGAAATCATTTCATTCATTGATTTATAATCACTGTCAGCTGATGCAATAATTTTAGTTAAGTCTTGCATAACTAAAGTTTTTTCTTTATCACTTAGTGGTTCATCTGCTAATGGTGCCGCAAAGCCCTTTGAAATATTGTCACCAATTTGACCACTATTAAGTAGTTTATAAATTCTGTCTAGTAGAGCAGCGTCTTCTTCATTATCTGCACGTAAGCCAGCAATTTTAGATACAATGATTTCTTTTTCTTTGTCTAAATCGTCATATTCAAATAAATGTCTTAATCTCATATTGTTTTCCTTTTATATACTACTATTTATAATAAAACCCAATTTGACCGCTATCTAAATTTCCATTAGCATCATCTTCTGAACTTTTAAATATATAGCCCATTTGTTCATATTCAACGAACATTTGTGGATCTTCGTGTGCCCATATAGGTATTACTTCTTTAGCCCATTTAGGATAACCTATATTATGCCTTAAATGAACTTCTATTATTTTACCGCCCTTAAAATCAATGTTGATATGTTTAGCTGAACTTAATTTATCAACAAAGCCTGGTAGCTCATAATCTGGAAAAGGTTCTACTTTTTCCCATTTATTAAACGTTGAAAGACTTCTTGAATGATGTGTGCCTTTCATTGCTTGTTGTGGATATATTTCTCCTTTACGAAAGGTATAATCCACACTAACTAAATCACCTTCAAAATATTCACACCAAAAATGTCCTGGTGTATTAATAGTATCGCCTTCATTAAGTTGTACTATCTTTGCCGAAACTCCCATATTACTTAAATTCATAATAGGTCTTTCAACATACTTTCCTGTACTTGGTACAGGAACAGTGTCTGGTCCACAATTATATCCTAGTTTTGTACTTAGATCTAGTTTATTGTAAACCCATCTTAGAGCAGGATAAGCCTGCCAACTATCTGCGTTTTTTGGTTCGTTCATGGTTTTTTCCAGTGCAATTGTGACATCTGCAAGAATCACATACTTTTATCATACGTAATTCTCCTCCGTCTACAACATAGTCTTGTACTTCTTCCCAACGTCCACTTCCACAATGACTTGGTCGACCACAGTTCTGGCAAGAGCCGTTATTGTGTTCTGCAGTTTTCCTTGTGAATTGCATAGGGTTATAGTTTCGCCAGCTTCAACTGATGTTGTGTGTTTGCGACTAGAAATATTCTTAAAAGTTCTTTAGTTCCCATTTACTAGTTTACTTTCGTCTACTTTTTAATCGATTTCCAAAGTTGTGTAACTAATTTATCTTTGGTAAGTCTCTTATCTAACTCAATGCCATATACTCTACCAACTTCTTCAAGTTTAGCTTTTGTCATTGATGATAATTCTTTTTTTGATTTAAATGACGGTTTTACTACTAGTGGTTTTGTTTTTGTTTTCTTTACATCTTCTTTAACTTCATTAGTTAGTACTAATGGTTCGTCTTTAGCAAAAATGCTTTTAATCCATTTTAACATAGTATTTCCTTTTATTTTTTATATTTTTTACGCCACTCTGCAATAGCTCTTTTTCTATTTTCGTTTGTGACTTTGTCTTGTTCTTGGGTCATGTGTTTCAACAATGCTGTTTTAACTCCAGTTGGTATACCAGTTTCATATTCTTCAGTATCCATAGCATAAACGCTTATGTCTTTATCGCTAAATGGAGTTCCGCCTTGATGATCATGTCCAGTATGAATTGTATTAGATTTTTTAGATTTATATCCGCTATCATCTCTGTAGTCGTAATCTAATCTACTATCTAAATCTAATAATTCAACTTCTCTTGGTGTTGCTTTTTCTACATTTGTAAAAGCTGCTTTATCGCCTCTTTTATGTCCACCACCTGTTACAGTGCCTGTGTTTCTGTAGTTTACTTTAAAGTATTCACCATTTGGTGCTCTAACATAATCTGTGTTAGGAGCAAGCAAATCTAATTCGTTAATTGTACTTTCTTTTTGTGGTCCTGTAGGCCTATTTTGTTTAGTTGGCTTTTTCTTTGCTGGTGCTGGCATATGATCATGCCCATGTATTTTATGACCAATATATGGAGTTTTAGATAAAATTTTTCTAAGACCAGTTGCATCATGTTCATTTGTATCAGATTCGTCATACTCACCTGGATACGCCATGTCTTTAGATCCTGCCCATTTTGCTAGACGTGCTGCTAATTGTGCTGCTTCTTCTCTAGAAAGCTGAACATAACCATTAGAGCCAGTAAGTTGTATTGCTGTTCCATCTTTACTTGCAAATTGCTTTACATCAACATCACCAATTGATCCCATTTCAGTACCTTCAATTACTGAATTGTCTTCTAACATTGGATAGTATTTTTTAACAATAGCGTTACGTGCTTCAATTTCATCTGGATTAATATGTCCACGATCATAATGATCTTTTTGAATTTGTGCCATTAATTCTTTTTCTTCTTCAGTACCAAATTCGTTTGCTAACGCAATACCATTTTCAGTGTGATAATTGTTATCTTCATTATCTAGAAATTGAGCTTTTGTAAACATAATTATTTCGCCTTTGCTTTTGCTTTACTTAACGCATTTTTAAATAAATCATTAGCAACTACTTTTAGTTCGTCGCTTCTCTTTTCATCAAAATTCATGCCTTCAGTAATTTCAGAATCTTTTCTTGTTTTGTAGATATATCTGTTATCACCTGCTTTATATCTTTGCCAAGCTGGTGTGTTCATATCCTTGTCAGCATCAGTAACTACTAATGCATCGTGATCACGCTCTGATCTTTCTTTATCTGTTGTAGCACCAATTGCTTCTTCTACTCCATTGTAACTATCGTAAAAGTCTGCATCTCCATGCTTTTCAATAAATTCATCTCTGCTTAAATTTTCAGCGTCATCTTCTAATTGTCTTTTTACTCCACTTTCGTCTATTGAAGGAATTGCTTCCATTGGAACTTGCATTTCTTCTCCAGCGCCTGGTACTTCTTGCGGTAATTCTGCACTTGGCTCAACTTGTGCTTTCATGGCATTGTATTCAGTGTAACGACGAACTGCATCAATGTCTTTGCTTGACTGAGCTATTTTACTTTGTACCCACGGCTCTAAATCATCTTGATCGTTGATTTGGCTGTGTAATGTAATTGCATCACGTGCTAAGAAATATAATTGTGAACGAGCCATAAACCCGTCATCGTCATCAGCGTCTAACACGCCTTCTGCTACCATATTTGTTGGAGTGCTTGGTGTAATTTTTTTCTTCTTACTTAGCTCTTCTTTCATATCTAAATGTGCAATTGCACCATAGTGTCCTTCTTCAAGAGCTTCATATAGTTTATCAAATGATTCGTTAATATCTTTAAGCCATGCAATATCGCCACCTACTTCTGCAATAGCTTTTTCTAAATTTTTTCCGGGCTGGAAAGCCTTTTGGAGTCTGTTAATTTCTTCCATGACTCTATTAAATGTGTTATCAATTTTTTGTTCGTTCATAGTCGTTACCTTTTTTCAATGCCACGACTGTTCTTACCGCCGCGTTTTCTGATTTCTTCTAGTTGTTCATATGTGGTATTGATAGCTTTAATAAATGATTGTACTAAACCTTTATTAAGATTATATTCAACATTACTCCAGTTACCATCTTTTGCCATATCTGCTAATTCAGCAAACATACGTTCTACTTTAGTTTCTAAAGTTTTTAGATTAAGTCTTCCGTATCCTTGAATTAATACTTCAGGATTCATTGGATCTTCTTGATTACGGTCGTATATTTCTTCTTCTATACTAGCATTATCTAACTGCGAAAATCTCATCTTCTAATAACCTTTACTTCTTCTGTATAACCTACACTCTGCTTTTTACGTTTACCGTCACCTAGGTATCCTTTAGGATCAACTGCTTTACGAGCATCCTTTTTCTTAGTTCCAGGCGTCATAGGAAACGAAACGCTGGCAATATTGCCTGCCATTGTACTTCCTACATCAGCATCTTCAGTTATGATATCACATATTTTCATACAAGTATTTATCTAATTAATACCAAAAGGTTTAATAATTAAGGGTTGCACTTATTAACTTAACAACATTTTCCCATGTTTTAGGAATATTCATTACTAAATGCATACTATTATCCTTCCAACTGTGTGTTCTGTGCGTTTTACGTGTGTCTATGTAGTATACACCACCAGCTTTAATGGGCCATCTGTGTCCATCCATTTCCCACTCATAAGCATCATGTGTTACATTATTTGATATAAATGCACATACTCTAAATGTATCTCTTGTTAACATAGGCTGATCTTTGTGTGGTGGGAACCATCCTCCTGCTCCACTATTAACTATCATTGTACGTCCTAAAGGTTTCCAATAATCTAATAATGGATGTAAACTAGATAAATCTTTATATAACTGTGTAGGTTGATTAAAGTCTAATTCGCTAAGTTTACGACCTGTACGTCTACGTGCTTCTGGCATGCTTAAACTATCCCAAGGTTCATCGCCTGGTAATCCTACTAAGCATAACCCTTCTCTGTTGTTTACTACGCCTTCACGTCTAAGATAAGGTACCCATTTATCTTCATATTCTTTAATTTGTTTTTTAAACCAACCTAAATCAATTTCCCACTTTAAAGGCTCAACTGCACTTAATGCTTGTAGTTGAAGTTCACATTTAATATCTTCTGCTGTTGGTTCCCATTCTTCTGGGTTATTTAACCACTTCTCGTGATAACCAGCTTGTTTAGCTTGATTGGCTTTTGGAACTGTATTAAGTTCTTTGCCGTCTTTATCTACTTTTGAATAATCCATATTACTCCTCTATATTTCTAAGTATACTTTTACTTATATTTCTATCGTGTTTTTTACTACTAAGTTTAGCTTTATTCTTTTTAGCAATAACTTCTCTGCGTTTGTGTGGTTCTAATTTGCTCAAGTGTTTTACATCTGGAGCACCTGCCCAAACTAATGCATCTTCTTTTGCTACACTATTCATTGGTCCATGTGTTTCTTTAATATCGTCTTTTTTAATTTTTTTGTTTGACATAACACTTTATTAGCTAAAGAAATTTACTCTTAAATTTGCTTTGTTAGCTACCCTTAAACTTGCTTTATTATCTGGATTGATAATACAATGTAATTGTTTATTTGCAAAACGATCTTTACATTGTATTACTGCTTCAGTAGCAATACCTAGATTTCTATACTTTTTAGCAACAAAATATGCAGTTTCAAAATCTTCTTTAACTTCTACTGCACCTGCAAGTATACCATTATTAATCCATATACCCCATGTATTATAATGTGAAATGAAAGAAAATGCAACCTTTTTTGTAAAGGGCCATTGCAAATAACACTTTATTGCAGTATCTTCATCTATAATACCACGCAACTGCATCGCATCTCTAGGTTTAAGTCTTATTAGACTCACTTTCATTTTACTTGTCCATTAATTTAACTATTCTAGGTTTGAATAATTTTTGGTCACCTTTATTAGTTTTTAATACAGGTTGATTATTGTCATCTACTCCAAAACCAGTTACAACTGCTTTACGGTTTTTAAATTTTCCTACTAACAATTCGTCACCTATTTTAATGTCGGGTAGTTTTAATATATCACTTACCTTCATAATATTTCCTTTATATTGCCATCATGTCCTTCTGTTGGAAGCCATTTTGGCGATGGTTTTAACGGATCGTTTTCATCCCATCTAGCACTTAGTCTAAGGACAAGATTAATTCCATTATCAGTAGCTAACTTTTTAGCCTCATCAATTTGATGTTCATTAAAGCTAAAAGGTATCCATTGCCAATAAATATCTTTTCCTTGTTTTACTCCTAAGCACATAGCATCAAATGATTGTTGCCAGTTTATACCAACTCTATAATTGTGAGCAGTATCAGCTAAGCCATCAACTCCGAACCATATCTTATTGTATTTAGTTTCATAACAATCATATAATTCTTGCCACCAACTTTCTTTTTTACCTGATCCATTTGTATGTAGATCCCAATGATAATTTTCTTTTTCTAACCATGTTATAAATTCTATTAATCTAGGATGATATATTGGATCACCTAAATTACCACACATATTTACTACACGTGGTTTAGTTTTGATTACTAATTCTTTTGCATGATCAATATTAAGATCATCTATTTCATACCTACCTTTGTATATAGTTCTAGGACATTTTGGACATTCAAGTATACAACGCTTGCTCATTTCCAGATGAAGTAACATACCGTTATTCATTTACATATACCCAATTTTCTGTTGGTCTGTTTACTGAAGTAAATGGTTTACTACATTGTTTCCAACATGCTTTTTGTGCCCATGTTTTAGGATCTTTTTTTAAATTCTCTACATATTTTTTTAATTCAATGTCAAGAATATTTTCAATTGTATTAGTATTTAAATTCCATTTAGGACTTTTGTTTATTGAACCTGCTTCACCTAACCAACAACAAGGTCTTATCTGGCTATTTGATGTAACATACAAACGTTCTGCATTTTCGCATTTTGGATAAATTTTTTCCATATAATCATTTCTTCTTGCCTGATTTCATATTAGCACACCAATGGTACATTTTTGCTTTTTCACCGCTGGCTTTTTTTGCTTTTGCTCTGAGTTCTGTTACACTGCCATTACAACTAGCACCTGAACGTTTTACACGCCCTGGTCTACTTTTACCTTTTACTTTACCATCTGCAAAGTTTTCTCCTAATAAATCTTGTTTAGTTGCTTTAAAGTTACTTGCTTTCCATTGTTGTTTTAATTTGTTTAATGTTGCACCCATTTCTGGACCAGGCTTCATACCTTTAGCAATTAAGTCTGCACCTGTTAATGGAAAGTTTGGTATTTTAGCATCAGTGTTTACACTTTTACCTTGCATTGTTGCTAGTGCTGATATTAAGTCTTTGTTTACTCCATCAGCAATCATATCTTCTACTTTCTTTTGATCAAGTGGATCATTTTTGTGTTTAACTAAAAAGTTTAATAATTCTGTTTCGTTGTTACTTAACTTCCAACGTTTAGCAAGATCTACGCTATTATCCAATTGTGCTAACGCTAAGACGGGGTTGCTCTTATCTTTTACACTATTTGCATTGTTAGTAGATAATCCAATAACTTTACTTACACCCGTTTTTTCTATCATAGATATTACACTTGCAACATTTTGTCCTGAAAGTACTTTGCTCATCTCTTGCCATATTCTCTCGGCACTAATACCGGATAGTCCTTTAGCATGTTTTGTAATTGCTTCTAGTGTATCTTTGTCCCAAGTAGGCTTTGATAGTCTACCTTGAAAACGAAAGTAACGTAATATTCTTAAATAATCTTCAGTAATTCTTTTTTCTGCATCACCTACAAACTTACTGACTTTATCTTGTAAATCATCCATTCCACCAAAATAGTCATAAACATTTCCATCAATATCCATACTCATGGCATTGTATGTTAAATCTCTACGTTTAGCATCTTCTTCCCAACTCTTAACAAACTCAACTTCAGCATGTCTGCCGTCTGTTTCTTTGTCTGCTCTTAGTGTTGTAATTTCAAATGGTTCGTTATCTAGGATAGCAGTAATAGTACCGTGTTCTAATCCTGTAGGTTTATGTCTTATGCCTGCTTTATCAAGTATAGCCATCATTTCATCTGGAGTAGCATCTGTAGCAAAATCAATATCTTTTGGTGATTTTCCTAAAGCAATATCTCGTACTGCTCCTCCAACTATACGCATTTCGTGTCTATTGTCTTTAAATACTTTATCAAGGGTTTTTATAGCAGGACTAATAATAGGCGTTGCATTTAATCGTTCTTCATATACAAGGACTTCATTAATCAGCATTTTATTGCTCCTTTGCAGGCGTAGTCATGTATTGTTTGATTGCTTTTGCCGTACGTTCAAATTTATGATCTTTGTGTTTAAATCCTTCACCGCCAGCTGCTTCCCATTTTGAAATGTTTTGTCCAAAATCGTCAATTAATATATTTGGAGTACCATCTTGTTGTGTAGCATATTTTGCTTTATCGTGAGTAATAATTACATTCTCAGGTGGAAAGAAACTTAAATTCTTTTCAATCCATTCACGCTTATGTGGCTCTGAGTTAGGATCGTTTGGTAATGGACTACTAAGAATACTGTAGCTACCTTTAACATTTTTAATAATATTTAATAGATTTTTTGCTTGAGGAAGTAAAGGTAACGTAAGCCAGAAGTCATCTTTGTCTCTGATCTTCTGTAATGCAGGTTCTATCTTTTTAACATTACGCCAGTTGCTACCTATTAACTTTTGCCACTCGCCAAAAAAGTCTGCAAGAACACCGTCCATGTCAACATATACTTGACTAGTACTGCCTATTTCATTAAGTGCTTCTCTTAGGCCTGGGTGAGTTGAAACTATTTCATTTATGATCATCTGCAAACCAATTCATATCATAACCAGCATCAGTGTCTAGTGCTTCTTTAGAAGTGCCAAAATATCTTGCCCAGTACTTCAGACGTTCATTTGTACTTAAACGTTTCTTTTCATGCTCTTTTATTTTTTCAACATAATGAGCAAATTGTTCTGGGGTCATTAGCATTATCTAATCCTTTGTAATAATTCTTTAAATCCATTTACTGTATGAATGTATTGTTCAATCTCTTTTTGCTTTTCTTCATCTGAATCTAAATATAGCATTACTATTTTCTTTGCTTCTAAAGGTTTTACATTAATTACTAAGTCATTATAAAACTTAACTGGAAAAGGATTATTGTCTTTTCTCGATGATAAGTTATATAACACATCCATAACTGGTGATTGTTTAATTACCGCTTCCATTAACTTAACTTGTGATTCAGTTAACCCTAAGTTATATAAGTTATGCGGTGTACTGTTTTTACGTGCTTTTGCATGTAGTTCTGCAGGCTTACCTTTGCCAAAGAATTTAGCTGCTTCTTTTTCAGTTTGCCCAGGTTTAACGTCTACTGTAGTGTTAACACCAGGAACTATTACACCATCTTCTTTAACGCAATTATTTACACGTTTTCCTTTGTTTTTACCAGTGCCGGGTTTAGTTCCTTTTTTCTTATAACCATCCCAACAATCTATTTCGTTTATTTTCATAATAGTAATCCTTTTAAGTATTTATCGATTTAAACAAGTCTTTGAATGTATTTTGCCAACTTGTTTTTCTCAAAACATCTAATCTTTCCAAAAAATCAGCACATTCGTATATATTGCCTTCATAGTCCATAGTCATTCTAAGATAGTTTATTAAGTGTTGTATTTTACGTCTATGTACTGAATTCTCATACATATTTATTAAATCTAGCTTTGATTGCTTAGATAATTGTTTACAATCAAACATACGTGGTGCTGATAATATTCTTATATTAATGTGATACTTTTTAAAATGATCTAACAATTTTAAAAATGTAAAAGCATTAAGTACTTGCCATGTAATACTTATTTCTATTTGTGTGTTTGGTAATAACGCCTCAATACGTTTTATATTTTCATCTAGCTTATACCATTTACTAGGAAAACGTATATAATCGTTTTGTTCTCCAAAATCATCTATACTTACTCTAAGCATTAGTTTTTTAAAATGTTTCCATTGCTCAATAGCACGTTGATGTACATTTGTAATATTTGTATCATATTCTAATGTAACATTATTGCTTACACCTTTATCTATTAGCTTTTGTAAAAACACATAATGATTTTCAATAAGCATAGGTTCTCCACCTACTAGATATACATGTTGTAATTGATCTATATTATTTTCTAATTGTTGCCAGAAGTGTTCACTTTTCCACCAATCATAATTAGAATCATCTTTATTGTTAATTTCTATTTTTGTATTACTATCATAAAAATGGTCAGTGTTATATACACTTGCCCAATCTTTATACCACATACTACTACTTTGTGGTCCACACATTACACATTTTAAATTACATAAATTACCAAAACGCAAATCCCAATATATAGGCATTTGTGTTGTACTGCCATCAGGAGTAGTTAACTTAACTGCTTTATCATAATCAATTATATCTTTATACATATTATTTGTAAATGTACGTCTACTTTTACCGCCATTGGCTTCCTTTGTCCAACATGTAGCACATTCAACAGGTTTTTCTCCTGCTAAGAATTGTTTACGAATTTTACGAGTAAATTCACTATTATGTATTTCTTCTATTGTGTGAGTTTTAAAATTATGACCAGTTTGTCCACCATTACCGGTGTCGTAGTTGCTCATTAAACAACATACTCTGCTTGCACCATTTGTTTTAGTTGCTGAGTGTATCCAAGGAATTGAACAAAAACTATTCTTCTGCATCGCCATAGATCCAATCAGCTAGCTCTGGATCAAAACTTTCCATTGTAACTGCTCCGTAGGTATCGTAATATTCAACAAATTGTTTAACTGTTGCTTTACGTTTTGGATCATTGTTAAAAGGTCTTCGCATTTCATTTATAACATGATCAACACCTTCTAGTTTTTGTTTATTGTCTTCGAAGAATTTTAATGATTCTGCTTTAAATCTATCTGGAATGTTTTCCATAAGAACTTCAGTTTTGTTAATAACCGGTCTTATTTGTACTTTAGCATTTGGGTAATGTTCCCATAAGTATTTTATTAGTTGTGGAATATGTCTTACACTTAAACTGTTGGCTGTAATATCCCATATACGCAATTTAAATTCTTTATAGTATTGGTCCATAACTGCAATTTTTTCTTCCCATACATCTTCTTGTCTAGTCCAATCATTTGCTTTGCCCCAACCGTCAATACTAAATCTTAAATTTACATTTTCAACAGTTTTAAACTTTTCTAAATCTTTTTCTCTTAGTAGTCTTGTACCATTTGTATTAATAACAAAACGAGCATTGGGTGCAAGTGATCCTAAACGTTGTACTGTTGTTGGAAAGTTTTTAAGATAAAAAGGTTCACCTCCTGCTAGGTATACATGTTTTAAATCTTTGTCAACACTACTAATAATGTTGTCCCACGCTCTTGGATCATCACTCCAATCGTAATTGCTTTTGTGATATTTTTTTGCTTCTTTTTCTAAACGGCCTTCTTTCCAATTAAAATGTGTTGCCATAGTTTTATGATTTTGTAATATTTTATTACTGTTACCTGCAAAGCACATTACACATGCTAAGTTACATACATTACCTAGTCTTAAATCAAGTGCATGTATTTTTTCATCTTGAAATGGAACACCTTTATTAATCATTCCTAATGCTTTTTGTCTAAAACTACGTACTCCTTCACGTTCTGGATCGTAGCATTTAAAGCAACCCATAGGTTCACCGCCGTCGGCAATTTCTGCTCTAACACTATGCATTTCTGGACTGTTCCAAATATCACTTAATTTATAATCTTTAATATGATATTGATCTAGTTTGTTTTTTAAGTTTTTACAACATAACGCTACATACCCGTCATTGTCAACGAATGTAAAGTTATTTGTATATATACAATATTTGTCTGTCATGAATTCTCTTTATTTGAACTATTATACAAGGTTTACTTGCATATGTCAAATGTATTTAGTCTGATATAACAGGGTCGAAATTATCTAAGTAGAATTGTTTTAGTACATGATGATCTATATCTTTATGTGAATTACCAATATTATATGTATACCAACCTAGTGCATGTCTAAAAACACCACCATTTTCTTTTTCTTTACGTAATAATATCTTGTGTAATTTTTCTGCAACACGCCTATACTTATCTCTACTAACAACAGGCTTTATTCTTCTCATCATATTAGTCCAAGGTGATGCTTCAGTTATTTCATTAATTAGCATTATTGTAACTCCTCCGGAACTCCAATATCTTGTACAACGCTGTTGTCTTTAAATGCTTGAATAACATTTTGTTGACCTTCTTTTGTCCAGTTTTTTTGCATTGCTGTAAGCAATGATTCAAAACTATTCAAATCTTTTGCACTATCTAATTTTAATATTTTAGCAATCTCGTCTGCCTGTTTATATGGACCATCAATAGTTTCATTATTATTCTTTTTTGTATAACCAGTATCTGCTTTATTTCTAACTGGTGTACGTTTAACTCTAATTAATCCTTCAGTTGGACTCCACATATATCTTAATTCTTCCATTGGACGACCATCTTCTAATTTAGCATCACTAACTTGTCTATCTAAGTGTGCCGCCATTGATGCAATCATAATGTTACGATATACACCTTTATATTTAGATTCATCTTCTCCTGGACTATGATAATAAGTTTTCATCCAGCCTGGATCACCTGGCATAAAATCTACTTGTACAAAACCTGTACGTGGTCTTCCATCTTCTTTTGTTTTATCAAAGTTTTGAATTTGTACTTTTGTCATTATAACACTTGATTTTGCTATATCTTTAATAAGTGGATTCTTTTTAAGTTTCTCTATAAATGCTGGAATCTCTTCTGGAGGTAAGTTTAATGCAACATCTATATCGCCACTAAATTGTCTTTTACCTACACTACCTAATGTAAAGTTTTTTAAATCTAAGTCTAGTGATTTTTCTAATTGTTCTAGTGTTGGATTTATTTCATCTATATGTATAGCACCTACACCAGGCATTGCTCCGCCTTCATTTAATGTAAAGTACTTCTTAATTAAATTCTCATTTTCAAATGTACCATATTTTTGTGTCCATTTGTATAAATTTGTTTTATATAAGTCACTGCTACCTCCCCAATCCCAATCACGTCTTGGTCTAACACGGCCTGGTCTTAGTCTTGGATTTACCCTTAGCCTAGGATTTGGTTTAGGTTGTGGTTTAGGCTGTGGCTTAGGTTGTGTCTTAGGAGCTGGTGCAGGAGCCGGTGCTGGCGCAGGAGCTGGTGCAGGAGCTGGACTTGGTTGTGGTTGTGGTTGTGGTTGTGGTTGTGGTTCCGTTTGCGGCTCTGGCATAGGCTCAGGTTGTGGTTCTGTTTGTGGCTCAGGTTGTGGCTCAGGTTGTGGCTCAGGTTGTGGTGCTGGCTCAGTATTTGGCTGTGGCATAGGTTCTGGCTGTGGCTGAGGCATAGGCTCAGGTTGTGGCATTGGCTCAGGCTGTGGGTCTGGCTGTGGCTCAGGCTGTGGTTCTGGCTGTGGCTCAGGTTCAGCATCTGGCTCTGGCTGTGGCTCAGCATCTGGCTGTGGTTCAGCATCTGGTTCTGGCTGTGGTTGTTCTGGTGAAGTTGGATCTACTTCAGGTTTTGGACCTGGCTGTGGTGCTGGTTTAGTATCGGGTTTAGGTTCTGGTTCAGCATCAGGTTGTTCCGGCTTCTCTGGTTCAGCATCAGGTTGTTCTGGTGCTGGTTCTTCCGGAGCAGGTTCTTCTGGTTTTGGATCAGCATCAGGTTCTTCTGGTTGATCTGGTGAAGTTGGATCTACTTCAGGTTTTGGTAAATCTGGTTTAGGAGCTGGCTTGGTGTCTGGGTCCGGCTCAATATCTGGTTTTCCTGGACCAGGAAACGGAATAACTTTTGGTCTCTCTGGCGCTGGTTCTTCAGGTGCTGGCTTATCTGGATCAGCATCTGGATTTGGGTTTTCTGGTTGCACTGGTGAATCAGGCACGATCTTTGGCCTAGGAGGTAAAGGATCATTTGCTGGTTTAGGTTCATCTTCTGGTGCTGGTTCTTCAAGTGGTTTAGGCTGTGGAAGTCCTCCACGTAATCCATCATCTGTTTCTGGATTTTTAAATAATCCTAAATCCTCAGGATTAACTTCTGGACTTATTAAAGCATCAGGTGCTACACTTTGTACTTCCGGTGCAGCATCATTTACTGCTTTTTGTAATCCAGGATCTACTTTACCAATTAAATCTTCTAACTCTTGAGCACTTTTAGCAGCCTGTATAGCTTTTTTAAGTTTATCAGCTGCTGCTTGTAATTTTGGATCTATTGTACCTTCTAAAGATCTAATCACATTATCTGCATGGTATCCTACGGCTGATTTATAATCAGCATCATTTTTATATCCATTTGGATCACCACTTTTTTTATACCATTCTTTAATATAATTTATAGCATCTAAAGGACTTTGTCTTAGATAATCTTGATGTATTTTCCATGCTATTTCTTGTTCAATAGAAAGTGTACCATCTCCTAATTCACTAGGAGCTAATATTCCAGCAATAACACCACCAATTATTTTAGGTAATGCTTTAATACCTAATTTTGGTAAGTCCTTCCATTTAAATCCTGGCTTAACATTGTCATTGGCCGCAATTTGATTTGCTAATGCAGGATTTTTTACTAAGTAATTTCCTACACTAATTCTTATTCTAGGATTAGATTTTTGAGGTTCTGGAAATAGTTGTATAACTTTTCCTTGTGCTTGTGTTATTGTAGATTTTGATACACCATATTTACTTTGGAATTGTGCAGGATCAAGTTTTGTTAAATCAACTGCTGGCATTCCTTCCATAAGATTCCTAATTGATTCAAAAATTTGTTTGTTTTGTTTATTATCTAAATCATAATTATATGACGACACTGCGTATTCTTTATTAGATGTTCTAAAATCTTTTTTACGCATTACAGTTTTTGCAATAAGATCTAGTTCATTATTAGCATTATCCCAACGTAAAGCAAATGGTATATTAACATCTGTCGCAAGATCTTTGAGAACCGCTTCGGAATCTGGACCAAGTTGGGCAATTTGTTTTCCCCAATATTTGTATTCTTGTTTAAATAAACGAGTTAGCTCACTTGCCGTAATTTGTTTTACATTACGTTCATCGTTTAATCTATCTAAAAAATGTCGTGTAAATTCAACATCAATACCTATTTTCGCAAATAATCTATCTGCAAAAATTTCAATTTGATCCAGTTCCTGTTGCGATAATTTTCTATCTACTTCAAATATTCTCATACAACTATTTATGCAAAAAGCATACCTTATATTAAAAACACTATTAGTGCATATGTTGCATAATGGAATATTTGATCAAATGTTTGTAAACGCCAAAATGCAGGGCCTTCTCTAGATATGTTAAATTTTTTAAGTATATTAGACTTTGTATAATCAATATGCCAATGACATACATAATCAAGCAAAGAAAACATTAATGCAGTAATAGGATCAACAAATATTAATAAAGTTATAAATGCTAATACACTATGATCTAACGAATGTAAATGTAGTCCTTTATTAAAATATAAATGTTTTTGTGATGGTACTCTAAATGATTGTACCGCTAGATCTGCTACTGCATGTTTGCATAATAAAGCAAACAAGATTATTGTTTCTAATTCCATTGTTATTTTCCAGTTGGTTTTTCACCTGTTAAATGTGGCTTTGAAAACCACAGTTTGAACCATTCTTCCGTTCCAGGTTTTATATTCTTTTCACGTTGAAGTCGTCCTTTTTCAGAACCAGTGACACTTATATTACTTTCATCATCACCGTCAACTCTATTGCCTTCTTTATCAATTATACCGGCAAGTACTTTTAATTTTGTAATTTCATTTATATTCATGTTACCATGCTCTACATGACCAATAACGTGCTTTTGTTTTTGGTCCTGGATTATCACAGTTATGTCTTGCTCTAAATGATTTTCTACGTTCTGGGTTAGACTTCTTAATCTTCATAGTCTTTTCACCTTTTGATTTAGCACTTGTTCCGCCGTGGCCAAAGTTTACTTTCTTAACGTTTCCAGTCTTAGGGTCCTTGACATATACTTTAAACTTCTTAACATCGCCTCTTGTTGGCTTATTAAGTTTAACTGTTCTTCCTTGATATTCCGCTTCAGTAAGTTCTTCTAGCCCGCCTGGAACATAACTGTTAAACAGTCCTGTAAAGTTAGTATCAAATCTTCCACTGTCACCGCTTAATCCGCCAAGGCCTCTTAATTTAAAACCTTTTCTCTTTTTCACTGGTGCTTTTTTCACTGGTGTTTTTACCGGTGGTGTTTTAGTAGCCTTAGGTGGTTTTACTGGCGCTGTTTTTACCGGTGGTGTTTTAGTAACCTTAGGTGGTTTTACTGGTGGTGCTTTTACTGGTGGCGCCACTTTAACTTGAGGTGGTGCTTTATTAATTTTTGGTTTGCTAACAACTTTAGGTGGTGAGCTTACACTCTTAGGTGGTGCTTTATTAATTTTTGGTTTGCTAACAACTTTAGGTGGTGGCACGTTAGCTGGTGCTTTATTAATTTTTGGTTTTACAATCTTTGGAGCCGATGGTATTTTAGGCATATCGGGTGCATCAATTTTACCAATAACTGGTGCTTTAGTTGCTGAAGGATCTTTTGGTTTTACAACTTTACCTTTATCTGTAGCTAGTTTAGGTTTAGACTTAAACGTAGGTTTAGTTTTTGTAGGCATTAGATCTTTAATTTGTGGTTGATCTATTTTTGGTTGATCCACAACTTTTAAATTTGGTTTTTTAGGTGCATCTGGAGTTTTAGGTGCATCTGGAGTTTTAACTTTTACTGGAGCATCTTTTGCAACTTTAGAACTAATATCTGGCTTAGGAGCATCAGCTTTTTTAGCTATTGACTTAGCGGCATCTGATCCTGCATCAACTGCATCGTCTGCACCTTTAGCAAAAATCTTTTTTCCGCCCTTCCAAATAAACTTAGCACCTTTAATAGCGCCTTTAGCAACTGCACCGCCTGCAATACTTAGTGCTACATCAGTACCAACTCTTGTAGCTAGTTCTGCTTTAGTAATTTCACCATTTTTATATTGCTTGCCTGCTTTCCATGTATCATAAGCAGTCCATGCGGCACCTGCGGCCCATATTCCTGCTGGTATTAATGGAAGTAATTCTGTTAGATATTGTTGTCCTTTTTCGTCCATTTCAACAACAATACCGTCATCTAAATGTTCTACAACACGTGATTCAATTAATATATCACCAAATTCAAATCCAACAATGTCACCATGTTCTGGTTGTTCTACTTGTGTTTCTGTAAATAAGTTGTGTACTCTCATTTTATAAATCTCCTGTTACTTATATTTATCAAATAACAGAAGTTAAACTACAATATAAACAATTGTATAAAAGCCCAACTGTTCATTAGTGTAAACCAACAACATAGCACTATAGCACTACTACCTCGTCTATATGTACTGAATACTGCTAATATACTACCTAGTAAATATAGTGGAACAAATATTTCTGTTGCTGGATCTAATATAGTAAAACTAAGTATAGCACTAGCGGCTATAAGAAGTGTAGTTTCTAATATTTCTGCATAGAATGCAGTTCTATCTCTTTTATAACTTTCTTTAAAAAAATTAACTATTTTCATGTGTTGCCTCTTCAAATGGAATACTTGCTAAGTTCTTCATTTTTGCTTCTACCATAATATCAAAATCATTACGGAAAGTACCTGCCCATTCATTGACGGCTGTGTTCCACATGAAATCACTGTGTGCTCTTAGTTTAGCTTTTTTATAACCCTGTTCAAGTAATTGTTTGTAATCTGGTTTAATGTCTACCGGGTGATCTTTGAGTAGATCTTCACGGCTAACACTATAATGCATAGTAGGCCTAACGCCACGCCAGCTATCAATAACCCGCTTGATGCGATCGTCACTTGGAGTAATATATTCTCCGGCACTATGAACCCAGTGGTGGTGTATGTCGACAACGAGTGCTACCTCCTTCTCCAGTTCTAATGAAGCATCTAAGCCCCACGAGTTTTCGTCGTTTTCGATAGTAATACAGTTTCGTGCTTCTGTAGACAGTCTTGGAAGGACGGCTTTGATACCGGCTGGACCTTGTCTGCCTGAGATGTGGACGTTACACTTGAAGTCTTGCCAATTTTTACCGTAACCCATCCACCTGATGATATTCGCATGATATTCAAACTCCTCTATACTACGTTCTACTATTTCTGGTGTATCACTTGCTAGTACTGTAAACTGACCTGGATGCATACTAAGACGCACACCAAGTTGCCTTGCAAGTTCACCTGCTCTTGCATAATATTTAGCCGCATAGTCAATAACGTCTTGTTGTTTCCAAAAGTAACGCCAATCTTCTTGTGTATAGCAAGGAAGTTGATTACTACCTAAACGAACCATACGTTGATGTTCTGGTAAGCTACCTACATATTCAACAAGGTTGTAAACTGCTTGTGCATTGTGAGCCATAATATCCCACAACCTTTGTTCTGCTACATTCTTATCTTGATTATTAAGCCAACGTACTGTTGTACATTTTTCTGTTAGAGGCCGCTGGATTTCTTCTAGTAACTTCTTTTTTTGTGTTTGATCATGATGCAAAAATTTGCATGCAAAACCTACCTTACCTAATGACATATGGACCTCTATATATAAACATGCCTATATTATACCATCTTTTTATGGCAATGTCAACCAGTATTTAAGTCTGAAATATTCTGTTTTTGGAATTTCCAGTTCTACGTAATATTAACCGCTTATTTGTAATAATATTTACATGTTCATATGTGTTAAGAGTGTGTAAGTAATGTGCAAATTTATCTTCGTTAAATGTGTTAAAATATTTAAATATTAATTGTCCTTTATTTAATTTTGCTATTTCTACGAATTTTTTCATGTGTTTCTCATTTATAAGTTCGTGATGTAAACTTATGTTAATCTTTGCATAGTCTAGTAATTCATTGTATTTTTTAACTGAAGCTGTTCCATTTGATAATAATTCAACACTGCCTCTACTATGACACATTTTTACTATATCAAGTATGTTCGGATGTATTGTTGGTTCTCCGCCATTTAAATTAAAATGTACTGATCTTCCTTCTGGAACTTTTATATTATTAAACTCTTGCTGAAGTTGTTCCATGCTAGGATATTCACTTGTTAGATCATGTATATCAGGGGCACAATATGTACAACTAAAATTACATCTTCTTAATAAGTTCCAATCAACTACAAACGATTCATTAATTAATAATTTATATAATCCACATGCTACTATTTCTCCATCTTCTGGTTTATAACCTTTGATGTCTAAATTAGAATCAGAAGCTAATATGTTTCTAAATTTTTCTAGTATTTCTTTTGATTTTGCTTTTGGCAAATCAATATCAGTAGGACATGTACAATTTGTTATAGCACAAGTCCTAGACTTATTTCTGCAGGCTGTAAATCCTACTTTTTTATTTTGTGAATTGATATTTGTTGTATGATCAAAAACTTCGCAATGCCATGTTAAAAAACCTATAAGGTTATTTTTAATTAAGTAATCTGTTTCTGAATATTTAATTTTGTTATCGTGTGTTAGCACAACAAAACTATTGTGTTGTAGGTTCATTATCTGACGCCGTTTTTACGTAGCCATTCTAAAATTTCTGTATCTTTAAATATAGGACTTCTTCTGTGTGACTCAGGTAAGCTATCCCAATCTCTTAATGCTGGATGTGATTTGTTTGCTTCACTAAAGTATAAACCGTAGTGCCAACCTTCTTTTATCATTTCATCACGCCATCTATTATGATGCCATTTGTTTAAATCTAGTGTAGCACTTTCTACTACTTCCGGATCAATATCAAGTTCTACATCTTGCATTACATCATACATATTTGATATTTCAATATTAAAGTCTGGAATAAATTTATAATCCCATGCCGCAACAACTATTGCTGCTTCATCTGCGGTAAGATCTCTAGTTAATGGTATAGTGTAAGCATGTGGTAAATCATCACCATCGCTTACACCGTATTCCATAGCTACTTCATGATCACCATGTTGATATGAAAAAACAACGCCATCAGGTGAAAAACGTTTGCAAATACCTAACCAGTCTTTTGCTGTTTCCGAATCTAATTGGTGTTGTGTTTTTAATATTATATGATGCTGATACATGTGTATTTCCTTAATATCTTGACTTTATCGGTTCTTTATAGTCTGCTCTGTTGCTTGCTGCTCCACTATAACTACCACGTGTTCCAGTAGCTGAAGTGTCAGTTTGTACTACAATTTTACCACTGTTTTCACTGGTGCTATTTACATAAAGTCCAAACCATGCTGCACCTGCTCCTACCACAACACTAACTAAGCCTGCTTGTGCCATATTTGGGTCTGGTAGCTTCATAAACCATTCTGTTACTTGGTATAGTAAGTAAATATACATACTGATAAATGCTCTGGGAAATAAACGTAATCTATCAAACCAGTATGGAAATGCTTCCATCCATGATATTTTACCGTCATTATTTAAATCTGTATTATTTGGCATTATTAGTCTCCTTGTGTAAACTAATAGTATTTATCTAAGGAGCTATTGTTTGCTTACAAGATTAGGCTTATATTCTGCTTCTAGTTTAAGTGATTCGGCTGTAAAGTTAACCAATGTTTTAAGAGCATCTTCAGTAATAAATGTCATTAATGTATCTCTATGAGCATCACCGTCTATACCAATTAACCATTCATAATTACCAACTTTTGCTTTTATGTTAGCTACTGATTCTGGGTTATTTGCCATTTTAGTCATAGCCGTTATAATTCTATCTCGGTTTGGATTATCTTTACGGATCCAAATTGCTTTTTGTAGCCCATCTCTAAAACTTTTTGCTAATTTATAAGCATCATAAAAGTTTCCACTAGGTTCTACACCCCATACTTCTTTATAAAGTATTTCAAATTGCATTCCTGGATAATTAGGATCATCTGCATGTGAACCATCAGCTTGTAATATTCCATGTGTGAACCATACTTCTGCTTGTCCATTATCAACAAAAGGTTGAATGTGTTTAATAAAAGCGGCTGGATTCTCACGTGTTACATTTAGTTCACCACGTTTAAATGCTAGTCTACCTTCTCCTTGACTAAAACCTGGAAGCCATTCTATATTTTCTTCAAAGCATTTAACAGGATCAATACTAGGTCCACAAACTAACATAGACATTGCCATAACTTCTGGTTGGCGTCCACCGTAACTGTGAAACTTTATTGCATTCATATCTGCACCTATTAGACGTCCTGTAATAATATTTAAATTCATAAGTCCAATACTATCGTACTCAGCATAGTTATAATCAACTTGCTCAGTTAAGAAACTAACTGCATTAGATCCATTTGATACCATTAGTACCTCATCATCGTTTTGTAATTCATTATGGAATTTATTAAAGCCAGGTAATCCTTTTGCTCCTGGTATATGTTTAACTATAACACGTTCTCCTGGCAAGAATTTTTCTAACTCAATTGCCACAATTTGTGCCCATACACTTGTGCCTGCTCCTACTTTTTGCGGCACTACTAAAGTTACATCTGCATATGCAAATGTTGTTGACATAGTTAGTGCTATTGCTATTAATAATTTTTTGATCATCTTTATTTTCCCTTAAGGTTTATTTTTATTTTTATTTTTCTTTTGGAATCTTTCATTAGCGGCATCCCATTGTGCACCATACTCGCAAGTATCATAATTTAGTTTAACTAACCATTTATAACCTGCTTTGATCCATTCCCATATTTTTTTAAACATTTAAAAGTCTTTCTACATCTTGTGGTAGAACAGTCTTTTCCATACGTTCTGGGTGCCACACAATACCCCATATATTTCTAGTATTGTGTTTAAATGCTTCTATGTCGCCTTCTTCAGTTGTAGCAACAATGTCGTAACCTTTACCCAAACTTGTTATTTTGTTTGTATGGAAACTATTTACCTTGTATATTTTATCGTGCATTATAACATTATGTTCGGTATTATGATGACCTTCACATTCTTCGTTTACTCCTTCTTCCATTTGATTAATAAAAAAAGCGCCATGACAAACCCCTATCATAGGCTTGTTTTGTTTATAACATTCTGTGAGTAAACGTATTTCAGTGACAAGTCTTTGTGGACTTGCATCACCACCTGTAAAAATTATAATGTCTAGATTTTTAACTAATTGCTCAAAGTCTTGTTCTTTGTTATTAGCTATTGGTGTGAGCGTATGACCGCCTAGTAGTTGTTGCCAACCATGTTCTAGACAGTCATACACAAAGTTATTGTGATTGAATATGCGTTGTGTTAACCCAATATTCATTACAATTTAGCTTACCAACCGTATGCTTCGTTTACAAGAGCACGTGATCCAGCTGCTTCAACTGTGTTTGCACATGAAACTTCGAAAAGGTCTTTTCTCATACCGTTAACGATGTCTAATACACGTGCTTGAGTTGCTTCGTCAGTTGCGATTTCTTCTAGTTTCATCTCACCAATTGTTGAGTGGAAACCTTCGTCTTTCGCAATTTTAGCGTATGATTTAGCAATGAAAGAATCTTCGATTGTTTCAGCCATTTGTGACCATACTGCTGCTGCACGACCTTCAGCAACCATTTGGTATACTGCTAGAGCCGCATCGTCTGATGATGCTTCATAAGCTTCTAAAAGGTCTGCACCTTTAGCTTGTGGTTTAGCCGCTTCAGCTGCCATAGCTGCGTCTACGTCTAATTCTTCACCAGTAATCTTTTCAATACACTCTTTAACCATTCTGAAGTGAATTGCTTCGTCCATAGCTTGTTTTGAAAGATTTTGTAGTTCCATTGGATCAGCGTCTGCTGGCATTGAAGCTACTTTTTTAGAGATTTCAACCATGTTCATTCTCTCGTTAACCATACGTCCAGTGAAATGCTCAACTAGAGCTTCCATTGAATTGTCTTTTGACTCGAAGTATGCTTTAACGTTCATTTTTGAAGCTGTGAAAAGAGCTTCGTTGTCTTTACGTAGTTGTTCTACGAATTGTTTTCCTGTAGTCATTGTAATATTCTCCTATTGACTTGTCGTTCACTTATGTGAACTAATTGAAAAATAAAACATTCATTACACTTTTATGTAAAGGGAATAAATGAGTTACACTTTAGATAATATAACTGCTCAGTTATAAACGTGTAATCATCATCGATGAAGTAACAAAACTCTTTGTTACATATTTATTTATCATCTTAAAATTGTTTTCTAGCTAAAATAGATTTTTTTCGCCAAAAAAAAGCCCAGTACATAATTAAATATACTGGGCTTTTGGATTTCTTTACTAAGCTAAGTAAAAAACTTTAAGACTTATAGTCCGCCGTCTGTTACTGTTGCTGCTGCAAATACACCACCTGCAGCTTGTACTGCTGATTCTAAGTCAGCTGCTGTCCATGAAGAGTTCTCCATGTATAGGTTAAATGCACCACCTGATTCAGCGCCTAGGCCAATTACTGTACCTTTTTGAGATGCTGCTTCAATTGCTTTCTCTAGGTCTTCACCTGGAGCTACTTTAGCGTCAACGCCTGTTGCGCCTGCTACTGCGAATACTGAGATTGGAGCACCGAAGTTAACTTTACCAAACTCAATTACGTTTGCTGGATTTCTTGTTGCCATTTTATTTTCTCCTAAAAAATGTTCAATTTAATGTTCTGTAGCTTTTGCTACTATACTTATTTATCAAAAAGTTATCTTTTGACTGCGTTTTGTTCAACAAATATAGTCCATTGTACAGTTTTTGCAGTATCTCCAGTAACAAGTACCTTTAAACTGCTATTTGTAATATCTGCTTCAACAGATCCTGTCCATATTTGTGTAGTATCTTCTAGTGTTTCTTTACTTGGACTACCTACTAATGCTAATGTTCCACTAGTTTTATTAATAATTCCTTGTAATTTAAACCCGCAATGATCTGTTCCATCACTGCCTACAATGTGTACTTTGTACATAACAGTACTATTATCATCAATAACAATTCTGTTTCCGGTAGTTAAAAGAGCTTCTGTTGGTGTAGCATCTGTAGTAATAATAGACATAACATAATTCTCTGCCGTTGCCGCTACTACATTAGATACTTTTGCTACTTGATTTACATTATGCGTAAAAAATCTGTCACCAGTAATTTCTGGTTCTGCCCATTTATCATTTACATAAGTTTCAGTAGCTAATCCTGCTATACTAGGTATATAAGGTTTGTTAGCTAAATCATTATAATTACCTGAGAATAGATTCGGTCTATTTACTAAGTCATTATAATCACCGCTAAACAAGTTAGGTAAATTTTGCAAGTCTGCGTAATCTATGTTTGACGCAATTGCATCACCTAACGAAGATAAACTTACTGTGCTAATAACAGTATCTGGATCAGGTTCAATGTTTAAAAGTTGTAGGTCTTGTCCTATAAGTTGTAAACTTAAATCTGCATTTGATGCTGGTTTATTAAGTAAGTCAGTGTAATCACCTGAAAATAATACAGGTGTATTTGTTAAATCGTTATAATTACCGCTGAAGTGATCTCCACGTTCAACTAATTTTTGTGTAACCCATGCTTCTGACGCATAGCCTGCTAAGTCAACTGTACCGTTAGATACTGCTTGCACTAGCTCATCTGTTACATATTGTTTTGTTGCAAATGTTTCATCTAGGTCAACATTTTCCCATAAACTATTAACTGCGTTGTACATTAATACATGGTTAGTTGTTTCAGTTCCATCTATTGCAACATCAGTTAATGCACCTATTGTAGTTACACCGCCGCCTAGTGTTGCATTACTAATTGCTGTAGCAAGTTCTGTATCTGTAACATAGTTACTTAAATCCACTGTTCCGCCTGTTACTGCACTTGCTATTTTGCTATCTATTTCTGTTTCGCTAATAAAAGTAGATACATCTGGTATAGTTGGTTTATTTGTTAAATCATTATAGTCACCACTAAACGCTGTAGGTATAGTTGGTTTATTTGTTAAATCATTATAGTCACCACTAAATGGTGTTGGAATTAATCCATCAACTTGTGTTTTAGTATAATAATTTGATAAATCTATTGTTGGTTGGTAATTTGCTAATTCTGTTGCTAATTCTGTTTCAGTTACATAGCTACTTAAATCAACACTACCTCCACTTGCAACGTTAGCAATTTGTTGATCAACATATGCTACTGTTGCTTTATTATTAATTTGTGATTGTAAATTTGCTTCGGCTGTTAATGCACGAGTTTCTTCAACTGCAATGGCTGCATTTAGTTGTGTTGTACTAATACCACCACCACCTGCACCACTTAATAAATTAGTAGTATCAGTTAAGTCACTTACATCAGTTGGTATAGTTAAATTTGCTAATGCTGTGTTTAATGCTGTTGTAGTTACATAATTTGATAAGTCAACATTTCCACTATTGCCTAATGCATTAATTTGTTGCTGAACCCATAACTGAGTGGCATAACCTGTTAAACTTGGAATAGTAGGTGTATTATGTAAATTGTTATAGTCGCCATCAAAGAATGTAGCGTTAGCAATGGCTGTATTAATTTCGCCTGTAGTTTCTGTACTAGTGCTATAATTAGCTAATGCACCGTTTAATGCTGTCGTGGTTACATAATTGCTTAAATCAACATTACCTGTGCTTATACCCGCTATTTGAGCGTCTACATAGGTCTTATCTGCTTTAAGTGCTATTGCTGCATCAATTGCTGTTTTTGAAGTATTAAAATCTGCTATTGTATGATATAGGCTTAAATCAACATTGCCGCCACTGTTAATGTTAGCAATCAATTGATTAACTTCTGCTAAGGTTGCAAAACTACCATTACTGTTAATAAACGCTTTACTGGTTACGTCATAGATTAATATATCACCATCAGCTATATTATTTAAATTAAAATCTGGTAATGGTTGTGTTGATACTGCTCCACTAAATGCTTTAATTGCCAAGTTAATTTCCCCTTAAATTAGAATTACTACTTTATCAACTACACCATGTAATGCAGGGTCATATGCGTTAGCCCCTAAATACGCTCTATCAACTTTTGCACGTAGATAGACAAAGTTACCTTCAAAACTAGTACCTTTGGTAGCTGTTTCAGCTGTAAACTGTAAATATGGAGTAATAGTATCTAGCTCAATAGGAAACCAGTCATTAGCACTAGGGTTTTCTACAATTGTTGCTTCTAGATGTATTCTGCCAGTAAAGTTTACCACATGAAAACTCATAGTATGCAGACCATCAGCAAAGCCATAGTAGCCATCGCCTTTAACCATTTCACTTGTGTAATCAAGTTCGTTTTTATTTGTTAGAACTATAATAGATCCAGACATATATATTCTCCTTCAATCTTACAAGTATTTATCAATTTCGCAATTCTTTATAAGGGATAACTGTCTCAATTCTTATCTCGTAATCGTTACTCCATGCTAGCTTGTATAACATCATAGTTTCTTCACTATTACAAAACACAATTGGAACACTTTCATGTCTAAAGAACCAACTGCTATTATGTACGATTCTTCTATCATCTATATTAAAATTATCATATATCCATTTAATAGTAGACTCTACAGATTTAGAATTTTCTGTAAACCTTAACTTTGGCCAGGTAACTAATTTATGCTTGTAAGTATGATACCATAATTTTTCACGTAAGATAATACTTCTGTCTTTTTCATATAATATTTTACGATGTGCTTCGCTTACTGGAACAAACATTTTTTCTATTTTATTAGATAAAAAAGAATCAGCTTTTATTTGGGATACTAAACTTTGATCTGATGTATATAAATTGTAATTATATGTTCTTTCAGATTGTCTGGAAAGTCTGTTTGTTTTTCTTACACCACGCCATATTTGTGATCCATCTTGATTCATTCTATTATAATTAAATGTAAAATTAGATGGCAGATCTTTAAATCTGATACATGTATCAAATTGTCTATAATATAACGATTGTGTAGGATGTAAATTATTTTCCATTAATCAGCAACTTATCTTTCTTATAGTCAATATCCAATGTGTATTGGCCGTCATGATCTAGAAGATATTTTGCTAATGGTAGTTTTACTTCTTCATTAATTAATCGTGCTAAAGGTCTAGCACCCATAGTAGGGTCGTATCCTTTATCTTCAAGCATAGCCAATAATTCAGGTCCCCAATTAATAACAATATGCCTAGAATCTACATATGTTTCTAGTTCGCCTAAGAATTTAACAACAATACGTTTCATATCATTTCTTGCTAATGCATTAAACTTAACAATGCCGTCTAACCTGTTACGGAATTCTGGGGCAAAGAAATTCTTAACTGCATCATCTACTGCTTTATGATTAAACGTTTCTTCGTTAAATCCTATTGTTTTAATTGATGCATCTTTTGCACCTAAATTACTTGTCATAATAATAATTGAATTTTTTGCACTTACAACTTTACCTGTACTACTTGTAAGTGTACCTTCGTCTAATAGACTCAATAGTACACTCATTAAATCTGGGTGTGCTTTTTCAACTTCATCTAGTAGTAGTACACAATTTGGATTGTCTTCTAATTGACTAATTAATAATCCATCACCTGCTTTACCATCACCGTGTCCTACATAACCTGGAGGCGATCCAATAAGTTTTGATACTGTATGACGTTCTTGATATTCTGCCATATCATACCGTACAAGTTTCATACTCATTGTTTGTGATAAACGTTTTGCAAGTTCAGTTTTACCAACACCAGTTGGTCCTGTAAACAAATAGCTTGCAATAGGCTTGATAGGATCTTTTAATCCTGCCATACTTACTGTAATACTATCTACCACACGATCAATTGCTTGTTGTTGTCCAAATACTGTACTTTCTAAAAATGCTTTTACTTCTGTATGTTTTGTAGCAGTTTCTTTATCTTCTGCTGTTCCTAAATGCTCTTTTGGTATTCCAGTTAACCGTGCTACTTCTGATCTTATTTCATTGTCTCCAATAATTGTTACACGATCTGTTTCTGGTAATATTCTATTAAAAGCACATGCTCTATCAATGATATCAAATGCTTTATCTGGAAGTTTCTTATTAAAAATATATTGATCACTTAAATCAACTGCAAGATCAGCTGCTGATGGATCAATTGTTACATTATGATAATCTTCATATGATATAAGTGTATTTTTTAATACTTCTTTTGCATCTTGTAAATTAGGTTCATCAACTACAATCTTTGTAAACCTACGTGCTAACGCACTTTCTTTTTCAAATACTTTTCTATATTCTTCATCTGTTGTAGCACCAATGACTTTTAACTGTCCACTGCTTAATGCAGGTTTTAACATATTACCAGCATCCATAGTACCGTTTGTACTACCTGCTCCAATTATTTGATGTATTTCATCAATAAACAAAATAATATTAGGTTCTTTAATTAACGCCTCACCTAATTGTTTCATACGTTCTTCAAAGTCACCTCTATATTTTGTACCAGCAACTAGTTTTGTCATATCTAGTTCCCATACTACTTTGTCTTTAATTAAATCTGGAACTTGTCCTTCTACAATAAGTTTTGCTAATCCTTGTACAATAGCTGTTTTACCAACGCCACTGCCACCTGTTAAAATAGCATTAGACTTTTTCTTACGTGCTACTGTTTGTACTAAATCTTTTAATTCTGATCTACGACCAACAACATCATCATAATCTTGACTTGCTTCATTCATATTATTACAATACTGTACTAATACTTCACGTGGTGTAGGTTGTCTTTGAGCATGTCCGCCTACGCCCGGTGCAAAGCCATCCATAGGACCAAAAATTTGTTCATCTTTCATTGCGGCAGTATCTTGCATCCAACTCATTACTTTGTTTTTGTTTAGACCTAACTGCTCTGCATATTTTGCTGATACACTGTGTTCTTCACCTAGTATACTTAACACTAAGTCTAATTGATTAATTGCTTTCTTGCCTTGAAATAAGGCTTGTGTCAATGCTCTATTAAATACACGTTCAAGCATTTGTGTTTTAGCAGGGTTTGGTTCTTCTTTAGTATTTGATACTAATTCACTACATTCTTTTTCTAGATATTCAATTAATGCTATTTGCAAACTTTCTGCATCTGCATTAATCTCGTAACACATAGCTATTACTTGTGGATCATCTAAAATAACCGCTGCCAAATGTTCAATAGTAACATATTCGTGTTTAAACTTTTTAGCCAAGTTAATAGCAGTTATTACAATTTTTTCAATGTCTGTCATCTTTAAGCCTTTTTATAAATTCATTAATATTAGAGTCAGTTATATGTGGAATATTTACTTTTATATTAATTCTTAAACTTCCTCTCTTTTTTGTTTTTCGGTTATATAATCCTTGCTCTTTGACACTGATAATACTTCCTGTTTCTGTTCCTGGTGGAATATCTATTTCGCAATAGTCGCCCATAGGAGTTAAAATAATAAATGTGTTACATTTCAATACGTCAATTATATCTAATGTTTTATACATTATAATATTATTTCCGTTTCTTGTAAAGACCTTATCTGCCAATTCTTTAACATTTATTATATATTTTTTGCCTTTATTAGTAACTTTAAACTTATCACCAGCTAATGCACCAGGCGGAATGCTAACTTTTATGAATAATTCTTCTTCATCTTCAACTTGAATATAATCATTTAAACCTTCTATTTGTTGTTTTAAAGATAGAGCTATATTAAACATTTTAGTATCTGATGCTTTTATGATTGGTACATGTTTTTGTTGTGTGATTGTTTCGTATGCTTTACTTATATTTAACCATTCAGCAATTGTTCCGCCTTTGTCTGGATGATTTTTTAATGCTAACCTTTTGTATGCTTGCTTTATTTCTCTAAGAGAAGCGTTTGGCTCTACTCCTAGAATAAACCAAGGGTTATTGAACGTCTTCATTGTTGTACTTTTGATATGCCGCTATAATAGATTGTTGTTGTTTTAGCAACTTGAGAATATCAGCCATATTTAATGTTAGGTTTTGATACCCATCATCAACTACTGCATAAAGTACAAGATCAGTTTTATTATCTTTAAGTTTGTTGAATACTTCATCAACATTCTCTGGAGTAATAACTATCCATTCAATTGGTCTTGCTACATACTTGTCAACTTTAGGTACTATTAACTTTGGCTTCTCTACAGGAGCAGTGTCAATTTTAATAGCTTGCGGTATACTACTGCATGCTGTCAGTGCCATTGCCGCTAGTAATGCAATCAATATATTCTTTGTCATCTGCTTCTCCTTCTTTGGCCTCTTGTCCACTTAAAAGTTCAACACATCTAAACACTTCATTTGATCCTTTATTAATTTGTCCTTCAATATATTCTGGTGCTTCTATTGTAAGTTCTCCAAAGTCTCGTTTGTTTCCTTGTTTATCTTGGTTGAACATTGTTTCTAACTCTTTTGTTTTTTGTCTACTTTCTGCAAAGTCTTTGTTTAACTGCGTAATTGTTTCGCTCATAACTTTTAAACTATTTTGTAAACTTTCTGTAGCTGACTTTTGTATAGTTAAACTAGTTTCAAGTTTAGCTTGATTTTGAGCGTACTGCATTAAGGCTTTTTGTGTATCTTGATAATACCAATAAGCTATTCCAGCAAACATTGCGAATGCTGCAAACATTATAATATAGACTTTTAATTTTGTAAACATAATATTACTTATACCTTTAAATTTGACAATTCTAGTATTTGTTTAAGAATTTCATTCTTTCAGAAATTTGACGTGCTTCTGGATTAGTAGCAAGTGTATAATCGTAACTACTCGAATAAACACTCTTTTCGAAATTCTCTTTATTCCACTCTGCTGGTGTATCAGCTTTATAAGCTATAAACCTAAAACTACTGGCAGTATTGTCAACTCTAGTAATATCTTTTAAAATTTTATCAACTGCGTCAAACAGTTTACTATTTCTTTCTAGCTCGACATACACTTTATAGTTTCCACTTTTATCAGGTCCAGTAGATGAGTCTACATCAATTGCTTCATGTCCTGTTTCAATAAACTGACTTAGATCTTTTGCAGGGTCTGCATCTTTGACATCAAAAGCAACAACTACAATATTTTCATCTTTTCCAACTTTACTTTTATATTGGTCAATGCTAAACGTAGTTAAAACTAAATCTTCAAGATCATTATTTTGTATACTCATTTTCTATTCCTTATAAATTTTTTATTCTGGTTGAACATCATTATTTTCTTCAGCAGCCGCTTGTTCTACTGCATCACTATTGATATTTTGGTCATCAACACGTAATTTACTTGATTCAATGTCTTCCATGTGTTTTCTTGGAATAACTAAAGTAACTAGCCAAATTGGTTTGATAACTTTTTTAGCACGTGTTTGTCCAGGTCTTTTACCATCTGCACCATCTGTTTGTTCAATATCATCTGGTGATTTAATTTTTGCCGCTGATATTAATTTGTCTTCTGCATAATACACTTTGCAGCCATTCTTAATTAATCTTTCAGCACCTGACGGATCTGGCATCATATCACGTGGATACATTAGTGTAATTGTTGCCCAATATCTATCAATATGAGGTCCTTCAACAATTTCACCTTCAATCCAGTTTTTATACGCATATATATTGGAAGTGTCAATAACACGTTCCATATCCATAAGAGTTTCTAAGGCACTGTCTCTATTAGCGTTTGCTTTTAGTGTATCTAATATATAATTTTGATCCATAATTAATTATTCCTTTGTCTTATACTTATTTATGACAGATATATCTTCATGTCAAGTTTGTTATCTACTGCGTTAATATGTACTACTTTTTGTTAAATACTTTTGAGCAGGCAAATGGGCCTCTTACCCAAATAGGAGTTATAATGGCTAAACGAGCTCGAAAAACAAAAAAACAACAACATCAACAACATTACAACGATCACAGTAATGTAATTCACGTAAACACACACAGACAACGTAAAAAGCATGTAACAATTGTGCCACGTAATATAGCACAAGAAGATTACTGCGAATTATTAGACGATAACAAAAAAAATATTGTCTTTGCAATGGGACCAGCAGGTACAGGTAAAACATTACTTGGTGTACTGGCTGCCATTGATGCGTTCAATACTGGCTTATGCGAAAAAATTGTTATTACAAGACCAGCTGTATCAGTTGATGAACAACACGGTTTCTTACCTGGAACCTTAGTAGAAAAAATGGCACCTTGGACAAGACCTATATTCGACGTAATGGAAGAATACTGGTCACCACAAACCATTGAAGGAATGATTGCAGATAATGTAATCGAAATTGCACCACTAGCTTATATGCGTGGTAGAACTTTTAAGAATTCTTGGATTATAGCAGACGAAATGCAAAATGCGACACCATCTCAAATGAAGATGTTACTTACTCGTATTGGCGAGAATTCAAAAATTATTGTAACAGGAGACTTAGCACAACATGACCGTGGTTTCGAAGACAACGGTCTTAAAAATTTCGTAAAATTACTAGAACAAAAAGGTAGTAATATTATTGGCGTTGTTAGTTTCTCAAAAACAGACGTCGAAAGACATATTGCTGTTACTGAAGTTCTTACAATTTACGGTGACGAAGACTAATTAATCGTTGACAATAATGTCAACTATCTGTGCCCAATTGCCTACTCGCACAACACCGTCTACCGTATCTTGTGTCTCATTATGAGTATGATTAATGAGCAAACTTTTTAGACCTAACTTAGCTCCTAAGTTAGCATTAACTGTTTTATCTTCAATCCAATATAATTCACTATTTTTATATTCTGCAAGTGCATCATCTTTATCAGCACCTGTATCTAAACAAATAACTTCTTCAAATACATCTTTACCAAAAATAGCTTCTAAATTTCGCTTTCGTAGTTTAGCGGCATTTTTATCTAAGCTCAATGATGTAATGCAATGAAACTTATATCCAGCTTCTACTAAATGTGCTACACCGCTTCGTGCATCTCGAAAAGGTTGTAAGTATCGTACCCAAGCACTACTATTAAATTGTTTTACAAGTTTTTTACATCGGAACTTACTCATTCCGTATGCTATTTCCATTTCGTATACATTGTCAACTTTTTTACTATAGCCCTGTGTAGCCATCCATTTATTAAAGTCTGTTTCCCAATCGAGAAGTACACCATCTGCATCGGTCAAAATTATCTTATTATTCATTCTATCTCTACTTTGTTTCTGATTATGTATATATTATAAGACATCTTGGTTAAGAAGTCAACCATAAATTGCATTTTTTTGTGGATTTATTTTATAACTACATTGCCATTAAATCGTCAAAATTCCATACCATTTTAGCGGCTCCACCAAATTGTCCTGGTCCTACCCCTTTTTGATAAGGAGGTTGTGGCAATGGACCATTCCATATCCAATTTTCATGTTCTTGTGGATAGTATTGCTGACGTTCTTCTTTGTGTAAAAATTCGGGCTTTAATCCATGCCTTTCAGTCATATTAAACATTTCAATATCTGGCATAAACTTCATCTTCACTTGCATTGCTTCAAATTCAGTTAATACAACACAATCATTTTTGCCTTTAATAGTTACTGACCATACATGTTCCATTAACGCCTCATTCTAGCAATCTCAATTGCTTCTTCTTTGTTATCTTCAAAAATAGGAACCATGTTACTCTTATGCATTGTAGCAATGCCTACAAGTTTACGCTCACCTGTGTATTTCATAGATTCTTTCTTTGCAGTTGAACCACCTATATTATTACTAAGACTAGGATAGTTAGGTGTTTCTCTATTAAGTTTTGGTGGTTCGTATGAAGTAGGTTTGTAATCTCGTTTTGGTGCTTTGTATGTACCATTAACATACGCAACAAAGTCTTCAAATTTCTCAAACTGTGCTGAATGAATATGTCTTTTACGACAATCTTTATTATGTTGTCGCCATTGTATTTTTAGTTTTTCTTCTTGCGATGCAGATAATTTTTTCTGCTTTTTCTTACGATTATAATTTGTTGTGGTCATATATGGACCAACAAGATGCATACTCATATTTACGCTCCAAAGTAAATTAATTGTTCTTACAGTATAGCGTAAATTTACCTATTTGTCAATCAGGAATTTGTATTCCATCAAATAGCATATCTGAATAAATCTGTACCTTTTTTCTCCAATCAGGTAATGGCGGTGATCCAATAATATCACATAATCTGTAATATTCCATTGGCTTCTGTCTAAATATTTGTCCTACGTCAATTTTATGTACCGCTATACCTTTTGCTTCAAATTCCATCTTATAATGTACATATTCTTCATAATGGTCTTTAAATTTTAAAGGTTGTGCAAGATGCCATGTATCTGGCGCAATTGACCTTTGATAAGGTAAGTCATCTCGGACTCCTACACATACTGCAAACATATCTGCTAAATCTTCCTGATCACAATCAAGTACTATATGTGCTTTTATATTTGTATCTTCTGTATGTATTAAATCAAATCTAGATAATGCATAATTTAAATAATGATATGGATTAAGTTTAAAAACAATCTTTGTAAAATCACCTATTCCTTGTCTTAATGCTGCTTCTATTTGATCATCAAATGGGTGTGCTTCATTTGTCCATTTATCACCAAATCTATTTTCACAATGAAAAGTTTCTGGACGCCAACTTCTTCCTTGATGTCCTAGTGCATCTGTGCCAGTAGGATTATCTTTTCTTAAATCCATATCAGGAATACGTGGAAATCCTTCATGACATTGAATAAGCCATGAAATAAATTCTCCTGGTAATCCAGATGGATATATTAATGAGTAAGCTTCTGGTTTTGGTCTTTCTAAAACAGGCATGGTTGTTTTGGTCCGTAAATTATTTCTGCTAATACCTCATGATATTCATGTAAATATATTTCTCTAAATTTATCTTGTTCACGTACTAACTCTTGAAATACTGTTAAGTGATGTTCTTTAGTATCAAGGGCTCTTCGCATATCATTAAGTGTTCTAATATTGTGTACATCTTTATTGTGATATCTTAATTCTGCTTTATTAATAATGTTATGTGCATCTTTTTTATACGAATCTGGTAAGTTACCTGCTCTTAGATGTTTTGGAAACACAACTAATCTTAAATTACTATCAGCTTTATGATCATATACAAAATCTAAAAAGTCTAGTGTATTGTCATAATTAAATATTTGATAGCTGGCATTAATTTGTATTCCAAACCATTTGTTCTCTTGTGAGAACTTAGATAATTTCCCACATTGTTCTTCCATTTGACTCCATGTAAATACTCTATTACTACGCATATATTCAAACATAGGTCCTGCGGCATCGATGCTAATATCAAGTGTAAGTTTTTTTAATTTTTCAAATGCACCTAATCTACTTACATCTAGTTTAGATCCATTAGTAGTAATAACCATTTTAATTTTTTCTGGATGTCCAAATTCTTCAATAAGTTCCATTAATCTGTATGGACTATCATCCATAAATGGCTCACCACCTGTCATCCAAATACTTCTAATACCTTTTAATACTTTTGGATTGTTTTCTAAGTAAGGAATAATACTATTAAAGTTTTTTGGATTAGCCCATTGAAACTTTTTGTATTCTCTAGGAAACTTACTATTCATATGTTTAGCTTCAGGTATCAAACTATTACTATAATTTGGACTACACATTCTACATTTAAAATTACATACGTTACTGAAGTTTACAAATAAGTGACTTATTTTATTTCCTTTTAATTGTGGAGTACGATATGGTTCAGGATTTCCTAGCTGATCCATCATACTTTTTCCAAGCCAATTCATACGTTGACTTTTTTGTCCATTCTTTTCTCTATTTAAACAGTTGGTACATCCATAAGTATCCCATTTACCGTCAAGCATATTTTGACGTAATGATTGCATTTCTTTACTGTCGTGGCTTTCTCCCATATCGTCATCGCTCATCATACAACGACTTACTACGCCAGACGGATGCCAACTAATAGTATTAAAAGGAACTGGACACCAACTCTTACTATGAAGGTTTTTCCAGTTATCATCTTCTACTACTTTAGTAACAATGTCTTCTGCAGGTATAATAAATTTATCTTTGTTTATATCTGTTGGGTTATTCATTATATATAAAGTTACCTAATGTTTTGTGATAATCAAGCATTGTTTTGTTTCTGTATTTATCTTGTGCTTTTGTAAATATTTTAAACTTGTCTACCATTTCTTTTCTTGCTTGCGGTGCCTGTAAGTTTTTAAGTACATCATCAAATGTTCTTTGAAACCTTGGGTCATTTACCACTTTATAATCTTTTATTTTTTCATATTCTTGCATACGAATATCTAACGGTAGTACATTTAATCTTAAATGTTCAGGAAATATTAACATCCTTGTATTGTTTAATGCACCTGCTTCTTTGCATAATTCGTTAAATTCAACTACTGTGTCAAAATTATATGCTTGAATGCTAGAATTATAGCACATATTGAACCAACTGTCATTCTGTTTTTTAAAATGCATTAGATCATCTATTAAGCTACGCATCTGTTCCCATTTCCATAACCCATCACTACGCATATATTCAAACATCTTGCTTGGTGCATCAATACTTAAATCAAGTTCAAACCATTTTAAATTCTCAAACTTTTGTAATTTATTAAGATCTACTTTAGATCCATTTGTAGTAATTACAACATCCATATCAAATGACTTATCATATTCATTTAATATGTCCATAAGCTCAAAACAATTATCATCCATAAACGGTTCGCCGCCTGTAATCCATATACTTGACAAACTATCTAATTTTTCTGGATTCTCTTTTAAGTATGTATTAATGAAATTTCTATTTTTGATAATTTCTGGTTTAACTTTTCTACCTAGTCCAAGTGTATTTAGATGTTTATGCTCTGGAATAAGACTATTACTATATCCTGGGCTACACATTCTACATTTAAAATTACAAATATTACTGTAGTTGATAAACATATGATTAACAGGATTACCTGTTACTTTTGGATTTATATATCCATCTGTGTTTTTGAAATCTTGTGGGTTACGTTGTAACCATTTTTGTCTTTGACTTATGTTGCCTTGTTCTTCTTTCTTAAGGCAATTAATGCAACCTTCTTTATCCCAAATGCCGTTAAGCATATCAGTACGAAGTTTTTGCATTTCTTCACTATCAAAGTCTTCACCCATAGGTACATCACTCATCATACAACGGGTTAATACACCTGTTGGGTGAAAACTTATAGCGTTAAAAGGTATAGGACACCATGCTTTGCCATGTTCTACTTTAGAATACTCTTTATAGATTCCTTGTTCTCGTTGCAAATCATTATCGTCTTTCACGTCCAATAAACCCTTAGTAGTAAGTTATGAGCCAAGTAGTTTTGCTAAAGTGTTAGGACCAGCAATACCGTCTGCTACCAGACCGTTTGCTTGTTGCCATTCCTTTAACTTTACTTCCGTTCCAGAACCAAATATGCCATCTGCACCAGTACCTAAGGCTTCCTGTAATTTTCTTACAGTATTTCCTCTGCTACCTTTACGTACAGTTTCATATGTTTCTCGTGGTTCATAATGACCACCAAGCACCTCTAACGCATGAGCATAATGATGCTTTCGATCTTCAAGTCCAATTGTACCACCATTAATACGTTTAGTCATTCCAACAATGTCTTGATTGTCGCAATAACGATTAATGTTGTTACTATCCCAAAACCAACAAGCACTTGCTAATGCACCAATAGGTGTACGAACAAATTCTGTTGCTTCATTGGGAGTCATACCTTCAGCTTCACCAAACATAGAATAGTTGTGTCTACCAGTTAGTTGAAGAATACCGCCGCCTCTAAAACGCCAGCCATCTCCACTTTCTGTATCACCATTTTCCATTCTATTTGCATAAATTACGTTTGCAATTTTTTCAGGTTGTCTGTGGTAATCGCGAGCATCTCTTCCAGCTCGCTTAAAGTACTTTGGAAAAATCTTATCTAATGCGTCTGAACTATAGTTAAGATTTTCAGATAAAACAGTGTAACCAGCAGATTCATGAGCTGTCTGAGCAATAAACCCAGCTACTCTATCTACGGTATCAATGTTCCATTTTGGCAGGACTCTAACCATCGCGTTGTGCCATTCACTAGCATCAACACGTGGAAGGAGCTCTGCTACATGTTCTACTTTAAAATCAAATTGCATGTATAATTACTCACTCTTTAGAAGTGTCCAGGCGCCATAAATTATAGCTGCCCATGCTAGCATATTAACAGGAATAAGAGCACTGAAGAAAAGTGTAATAACACCTACTGCAATTAATGCTCCGCCATCCCATGATGTACGCTCGCTTAGTCTATCTTTAATCCATTCAATCATAATGATCTCCTTTTTATAATAGTTTGCTAACTTAATTATTCTCGGAATCGTTAGCAATGTCCCTCGCCAAAGCTCTAATGTCGTCGATTAGGTATTGTTTAGTTCCATTGTCTGTTTCAGGCAATACTTCTGCTTCGGAAAGAAATTCCAATTTGTCAAGGATTACCTTGACTTTGTTCTTTATGTCTTCTGTTGAGTGTCTAAATGACATTCTTTCATCCTCCATAAATTTTTACTATTAGTATTTAGTTTAATACAATAATAATGTAAAGTCAACCTAAAATGGTTAAATATGTCGTTAATTGCACAAAAACCATATTAAATACAATAAGTTAGTTAAGGAGACAACCCAATTATAGACCCAGTAACCGCATTCTCTGCCGCTACTATGGCATTTAAGGCTGTTAAGTCGGCAGTCAGCGTCGGTAAAGACCTAGAAAATGTAGTTGGAAGTATGTCTAAATGGTATGGAGCAGTAAGCGACATACGTAAATGTCAACAAAATAATAAAAACCCCCCTATATTTAAAAAATTATTTGCCGCAGGTAGCATCGAAGAAGAAGCATTACAACTATTAATGCACGATAAAGCTATTAGAGAGCAAGAAAAAGAACTTGAAACTCTGCTAAATTGGAGATACGGGTTTGGAACTTGGAAGGAACTCATTGAGCTTAGAAGAAAGATAAAAGCTGAAAGAGAAGCTACGCTTTATAAACAAGAAGAAAAAAGAAGAGTAATATTAGATACTGTTGCAATTATTGTATTATTTACAGTGATAGTATTAATTAGTGTAGGAATATTTTATGGACTACATGCAACTGGTAAAATATAGTTGCTAATCAGCAACAGATAGCCAATAAGAATCAATACAGACAATACAGTTATATACAATTACTAATTTATTTACTAGCAACAGCAATAGAAGTATGTTTGATAGAACGAAAAGGTATAGGTTGATTATTTTCATCCATTACTATTTCGCCGTTTACTGATCCACATAGTAGTTTACCTTTAGCACCGTAGAACATTGTTGGTTTAATTTCATGCTCGCCTATGTAACGTTTCCAGTTATTAGACTTAGGCGTTATAGTCTGAGGTTTAAATCCAGCCATTACTTGCCTTGTCCTTTGTACTTCTTATATGAACGTTTTTTACTTTTGTTCATAGAACTAAATTTAGTTCTTGAATGGTTGTTTCCTATGCTTGTTTTTTTTGGTTGTGTTTCGTGTGCTACAAAATTTTTGTATAATTTCATAACGCTCCATTGTTGAAACTGCTAATGCAATCTTTTTTGATAGTTATTTATCTACTAATAGAATTGACACTGCGAACAATTAGCATATATTACAAAAATTGTTACTATTAATATTCCTAGTACTAACACAACCTGTTTATTCATGTTCTCCACCTGAGCCGCGGCCAAAGCTACCAAAGTATTGCGGCTTGCGTTTTGCTGTTTCAAATGTTGCTACTGTAATTGCGACTGCACCAAGCAGTAGTGTATGTAGCATCATACTAAACACTCCTGCCCACATGCTACCTACAATAATAGCGAATACAATACACCACATCCATGCTAATACCTGCATAATCATATGTCGTGTACTAAAATCTGGAATGTTGCTTAGTGGATTCTTTTTGTGATCCATAACTACATTCCAACTGTTGTAAATAAATTCTCTCATTGATATTACCTTTCTAAATATTACTTTTGTTGGTGAGCCCTGATGGGTTCGAACCATCGACCTACTGATTAAAAGTCAGTTGCTCTACCAACTGAGCTAAGGGCCCTTAATGTTTTTGGTACTCCCGACAGGATTCGAACCTGTGATCGACCCGTTATGAGCGGGTGGCATTAGACCGCTATGCTACAAGAGTATGTTTGGTGCCTCCTCCCGGACTCGAACCGGGACGCCATATGGCCACAGATTTTAAGTCTGTTATGTCTACCTATTCCATCAAGGAGGCTGAATTGGCCCGCTCTACAGGATTCGAACCTGTGACCTACTGCTTAGAAGGCAGTTGCTCTATCCAGCTGAGCTAAGAGCGGATAAATGTTTATGTTTGTGTGGGTTCTCTCTTTGTAAGGTCTGTCATGGACTTAATAATGCTGTCCACGTTTTCTTCTGTGAGGTATCCTTTAACAGTGTCACCTGTTTCAGTGATAGTAGGTAGTGCAATCATCTCGTCATCTAAAAAGACGCCAACTTCATACAGTCCCATTTTACCACCATAGGATATATCGTTCTTAACGATACTTAGTTCGTAGTGAGGTCCAAATTGTACAAGTGCTTGTACGCCATTAGGAAATTTGGTTTTCACCATTTTGAGATCTTTGAGTTTCATGTTTACTCTGCTGGTTCGAGGGTTTTTAATTGCTTGTTAAGTTCTTCTATATATTCTTCTAGTGTACTTATTGTTGTGTATAAGTGTCCGGTGTCGTGTTCTTGTATACGACTCCGGATCACTTCTACTGTTTCCGTAAGTACTTCAATTTTGTTAACAACTTCGCTATAGTTTACAATCATTTAAAAAACTTTTCAAATTCTTCTGCTGCCTTTTGCTTAGTTTTGCTTTTTTTTGACTCTTGTTCATCGTATACAGGTTGTTTGTACATATTAACGTATTCAATTTCTTCAAGAATCTCAATTCTATCCTTAACTTTTGTTAGTGCCTTACGAACTGATTCGTTTTTATCTTTGCTTATCTCATCATTGATGATTTCTACAATTTGTCTGCTACTAATCATATCCGTTCTTCCTTCTAATTATGTTATTAATATAACATCAATTTACTTTCATGTCAACTCTTTTTTTATCTTATTTACTACTTTATTACAGAAGGTAAATAGTAATATACTTTGTTAATGATTACATTATACAACACTGTAAAAACAAAGTCAACACCATATAAGGAAAAAAATGAAAAACTTTCGCTTCGAACACACCCCCGACAAACTACCAGAAAATTGTGGAATAGGGTGGTTACTTAATGACAAAATAAAAGATATCACATTAGATGGTACAACAAGAAATTGTTTAGATTTTTATAGTATAAAATATAGAAGAATACCGCAAGTATCTTCATATGATTTTGTTGAACTATGCAACTTAGGATTAGATAAAGGCTATACCAGTATTCTCATAATGAAACAAGGTATAGTAATGCAAGATTTTATAGAAAGAACTCAACCATATTGGGAAGATCAATATAAAGATTGTGTAATTGTAGGACACATATTAGATAGAGAAGAAGCATGGTGGCAATTACATCCACAATGTATGTGGATAGATTTAGTATGGTGGGAAAAAGCAGGTAAGCCGTTCTTTGGTGAAAGATTAGATGATATAGAATGGACTGCTACAAAAGTTGAAAGATCTACAGATACATTAAGCGATTGGCAAACATATAATCCAACTTGGATTAAAGCTACAGAAGAAACTGTAACTGCTAAAGGACAACGTACTGGTTGGAATTTATTAAATTCTGCACTAAAAGATAATAGAAAAGTTGCAGTATGGGATAAGAATTTAAGAGCAGGTAAAGAATATGTATATGGTGAAATGAATGATTATTATGAAAAGATTAATTACATTGGCAAAGAGCTTTGGGCTGTTAGATGGTATTCTGCTAATACAGAAGATTTAGATACAAAAGTTTTAGATCAAAAAATTAGTGCAGTTTATAGTACATGTGGTGGATTAAGTCCTATTGCAAATGCTTATATTCAAAATTTAAAACCAGGTGGAGATTTAATTTGCTACGACAATGATGTTCTTGCATTACATATGCAAACACATGTGTTTAAGAATTGGGATGGAACTAATTGGGAGCAATTTGTAAAAGAATATGCAATGGAAAATCATTTCTTATCTATGTATTTTACAAGTCCTAAACAATTACATAAAGTTGACAACTATTTAAAAGAGCTAGGACAGCCTTTTGTAGATTGGTGGAGAAAAGAAGCACAATCATTTAATGTTAGATTTGAACGTTTAGATTTAATGAACATTAATAGAGTACAACACTTCTTAGAAGAGTCAGTTAATAAATTACAACCCGATGAAAAAGTTTTTATAGATAGTAGTAATGCATATAACTACGAACTTAATGCTACGTTATATAGTCAAAACGTAAGATTAAAATGCGAAAGAGATATGTTAGAATTTTTTAAATTTAATAATGGAAGAATTATTTACAAAGGATTTGATATTATGGAAATAAAAGAAAATTCAAAGTGTCCTTGGTTAAAGAAGTTGTTTCCTTGGCAAGAATTCTAAACCAAATTCCCTATCAATATATTTGTAATCAATTTTAATTGGATCATATTGTTTAAGCCAATTAAATACTATTTCTGGATCAAATGGTCCACATGTATAAACATCCAACTGAACTAATGCAGGATCACATTCGTCCCACGTATGTATTACTATATGCGAAGTTTCAATTATTGTTGCAACTGTAAGTCCTCTATTACCTACCATATCTACATATTTTGCGAATGGTCCCATAAGTATCTTCATACCTATATCTTCGATCAGAGTTTTTACTTGGTTGCTAGTGTGTTGTTCGTCACGTGGCGGATTAAGCACTTCCGCTCTAATTATAATGTGCTTGTGTACGAGCTGTGTCACAAGTATATTTATATATTTTGGCGGACCATAAGAGATTCGAACTCCTGGCCTCCTGTTCCGTAGACAGGCGCTCTATCCAGCTGAGCTAATGGTCCAATTACATAATAACATAATGAGACTAAAAGTCAACCTTTTATAAGTGTGTGAAATTGCGGGTTTTTGTTAAGGATACCCGCAAAACCTGTTTAATTAAAACTGAACAGTCAGCTTTAAGCCTAATTCACGATCAGTTTTATTCCAATCTGTGTCCATAGACTGTAGTACAGATGCTCTTAGAGAAGTGTTATCGGTCAACTTAAAAGAAGAACCTACTTCTGCAAACGGAGTATCTCTATCGATATCAGTATAGTCGCCTTCAAGTGACTTCATACCATATCCTAACTCACCAAATGGAGTAAAATTACCAATAGCTGTTTTAGCACCAACTTTTGGTGTTAAATGCAATTCGCTTTTAGTAAAACTATCGCCCCAATTATATTCAGCTTCACCAGATACATAAACTGTAGCTACTGTTGATTCTGCTGAGCCAATTGGCATGTCGATGGTTTTGCTAACAGATACGTTATAGTCTCTGTTCGTACCGTTATCTAGTAGCTGTACGCCTAAGTCTAATGCACCATTAGTATTATATACACTTACCATTCTAGTAGTGTCGTTTGTTGATAACTCAACACCGTAAGCAGGGCCTTCTGCGGCTATGGTTACTGAAGTGTTATCATAATCGTCTGCAAAACTCACAGATGATATCATGGCGACCAATGCCGCTGTAATGATTGTATTTTTCATAAATGTTCCTTAATTTATAAATGATCCCAAATTCTATTATTTGGAGGCACTTCTGTTGCCAGGTAGTACCCACCCCTACGTGCTTAGTTTAACTAAGCCGCTAATGCCATTTCTGGCTGATAATTGTCGTTTGCAATTATAGTTTTTCTTCGCGTTAACCGAGCTTAGATCCGGGCAACTCCACTTTTCTATCCTATCAGTCGATCCTAGTTCAGCCCCATCAAATACGTTCCTACACTTCACGCCCTTTAGATCGGGCACTTTCTTGAAACGTATATGGTGGAGCTGCTCGGTACTGCCCCGAGGTCCTGGCTAGTCGTCAAATTGCTTCAACGTTGCAGTTACTATTTATACACTCTAAGGTTGTTACTGTCAACCTTTTTTTAGTGTATATTCAAAATTTTGTGTATTATGGTTATGTTGCAACAACTTTGCTCCATTACTAATATGGAAATGTGTTGCTACTGGTGTTAATGGAGATAATGTAATTAATCTTTCAATTTTACTATTTGATTGGTAGTAATCTTTTAATTTTGCTACAATTTCTCTGCCAGCGCCTTTCTTACGTGACCATACTGTGTATGCTATCGCTATACTAGCATTATCACGTAAGTTAGCATTCTGACTTATTAGACTTAGTTCTCTTTCGCTTTGGGGTACATCATTACAATATGCTATACATATAATTCCATGTATTTCATCGTTATGCTTTAGTCCAAATATTTGTCTGCCCCAAGTTGTTCTAAACTCTAGATCCAAATTAGGCCTTACTGGATCTTCTGAAACATCAATATTTGTTAGTTCAACTAATTCGCTAGATGATACCCATTTAAAAAAGTTATCAATTGAATCTCTGATTACTTTCAACAAGTACTCCTATAAAGACGCAAATACGTTATCTGGTGAAGTCTCACCGTAAGGATCAGGATCTGAATCCATTGCCTTGCCCGGTTCTACAAACATTTTTGTAATTGTTCCGTTATCAACAATCATTGCATAACGCCAGCTACGCATACCAAATCCACGATTATTAAATGTAACATCCATATTCATACCTTTGGTAAAATCGCCATTTCCGTCTGGAATAACTTTAACATTTTTTAGATTTTGTGCATCACGCCATGCATTCATTACAAAGGCATCGTTAACGCTGATACAGTAAATATCATCTACGCCTTTATCATAAAACTTTTGTGCATCTAGTTCAAATCCTGGAAGTTGAAATGTAGAGCAAGTAGGTGTAAATGCGCCTGGCAAACTAAACACAATAACTTTCTTGTTATTAAAAATCTCTTCGGTTGTTAAATCTGCCCATGTTGAAGGCACGATTTCACAGTTATTAGATTCAGCATTCTCATCAGGCACTCTAACTCTAAATGAAGCTGACGGTACTGTATTATTTTCGGTCATTATTTTCTCCTGTGTTGTCAATAATATGTTAGATTATATGGGTTTTTTTTAATTATGTCAAGCATTTTTTCTTGTTTTTTAATAAATAGTTATAGTATGTTAGAATCAGAAGTATTACATTTTCAACAATTTATACAACCTATAATAGGACTAGTTGTTACAGGTATAGTAGCTCTTTGGATAAAAGATCTTGTAGGTGACTTAGTAGCTAGTCTTAGATGGAAAATGAAGCCAGGGTTTGAGCCAGGAGATGAAGTATTTCTTGATGGAGAAAAAGCTACTATCATTAGCATAGGCTATAGAGAAACAATATTTGAGGTAGATAATGGTAGAGGAAAAGTATGGAGATACATATATAATACTCGTATACCTACACATAGACTGGAGAAATTGATTCGTGAAAAATAATATAAATTGGAACTTAGCAGAACTTTGTGCTTTTATATGTGAATATGCATATGAAGATAAAGCAAAGATGAAAGAGTTTCTTAAAGAACGTAAACTAAAACACACAGATTTAAAATTCTTTGAAGTAGATAATGCACAAGCATATGGAATCAAAATGCACGATTATACTATAATTGCATTTAGAGGAACAGAACCAACACAATTCAGCGATATTGTTGCTGATATTAAAGCATGGCCAGCAGATGCAGATACAATTGGACATGTACATTCTGGATTCAAAGGTGAATTAGATAAACTTTACCCTAATATAATTAAATGGTTAGGTAAAACTGTAAAAACTAAAAGACTTGTAATTACCGGGCATAGTTTAGGAGCTGCAATGGCAACTATATGCACTAGTAGATTTCATGCATTAGGTGCTGATCAAGTATTATATACATATGGTTGCCCTAGAGTAGGAAATAGAGAATGGGGTAAACAATTTGATGATATAGAAGCATATCGTTTTGTTAACAATAATGATATTGTATGCCAAGTTCCACCTTTTGGATATTATAGTCATATTGGACAACTGTACTATATGTCATATGCTAATAAGATTAGAAATGATATGAGCTGGTTACAAAGACTTGGAGATAAGTTAAGAGGAAGAATTAGAGCTTGGAGTAAATTTGAATTGTTTGATAGTTTATATGATCACTTAGGTGCTCATTATATTAAAAAAATTACTACTCGTAAATAATTTGAGTATCATCTATACCGTGTTTCCATGTACCTTCTAAACTTTTAATAACACATTTACCAAGTTTACTAATTGTAAGTTCTAACTGTTCAAGAGAACCAACTAGTTCAGCTTTAGAAACACTATAACAAGGTTGCTTGTTTTTATCAACAGCTAGTATACACATGTGTTCTAGTCCATTGTAACGCCAGTTATAACCCATACGTGTATCTCTACCTTCAATAAATCCATCATAACGTATTACATCCCATAATATAAATCTAATATTTTCTGGATCTGCTTCTAATACTTTTTCATTATCTGTTTCAGATATCTCAGTACCGTTTGCTACTACTGCATGCCCATCATAAACTGTACTATTACCTTGAGCTAAATTTAAGAACTGTTCGTCATATATTTCCCAACCTAGTATGTCTTGTCCTACTTTGTCCTTATATGTTACTTTATTCTCATCAATGATAATATTAACTCTAAGTCCTTTACTAATAGGTTGAACCGCGGCTGGAAATTTATCAAATGTTTTATAATCATTAGTTGATGGCATGCTTATTGGATAGCTCATTATAAGACCTGGCCATACTTTATTAATAGTATCTACTTCAAGTCCTAAATCTAATGTTTGTCTAATTACTTCTACAAATATTGGAGCATCATATTGATTAATATGTTGCATTGCCATATTACACGAAAAATACTTTTCTTTATCAGAATACTTCTTTTGTATAATATCATCTATGATGTGTGTAAATTTTGCAATTCCCATTCCAAACTTTTTACCCATTCTTTTTGGATTAAAGTCAGGCATTCCTAAATCAAGCCATGGATTATAAGAAATACTTATGATTCTTCTTAATATAAGTTCTTTATTGTATTGTTGTAGAATTTCTAGTTTCGATTCCTGTGTAGGAGAAACTTTGAGATCTTCTATAATTTTTGATAATAGATGTACTTTACTCATACAACTATTTATGCCGTTAAAACTATACTAAATTATTAACCACCTACATATGTGTCACTTGCAGGTCTATACCATACTTTTTGATGATATAGCCTTGCAAGTAAGTCAATAATTTCTCTGCTCTTAGCAGTGTCATTAGCATTGGTCTGTAAAAGACGTAATGCTGTTTCGATTGTTTCTAAATCTTTTACGTTTAGATTAAAGTTTGTGTTTGGTTGTACCATTTATGAAATCCAATTCATCATCTGTATAAGGCCACATTTAATAAGTCCTTCTATAGACTTCACCACCATTAGCAATATGATTAATATCACCACGGCAGATTCCAATGTCATTCAATTCAGCATCTGATAAAGAGCTTAATGCTTTGTATGTCGATCTACGTGATTGACGTTTATCATGTGCTTCTTTGATCCCTTTGAAAAAAGTATTTACCTTTTCACAGATAGTACAATAAGTTGCTGTTAATGTTGTCATTTTGATTCTTCCTCTATTTCTTTACGTAAAGATTTAATTTCCATCATTAATGCTTGTGCTTCTTTATAGTATCCTTGACGAGCAAGTTCTGAAGCAGCTTTTGATCTTCCTGCTGTTTCACCCATCTCTATCATTCTTGCGAATACTCTTTTTGTTACATTTGCTATTGCGTCACAAATGTTACATGTTGTTCTATAAATTGTTAATGTTGACATTATATCCATCCTTTAAGGTTTTTGTTCTCTCTGTATGATGGAGCTCTGCCATCGTTTTCTAGCATAAAGTTATAAGCAAATTGCCAGTCTTTGCCGTATTCAGTTTTGGCAAAAGTCATTAGATTTTTTTCGTAGGCCACACTTCGCGGTGAGCCGCCAAATATCCATGACCATGCACTAAAAAAGTGTTTTGTCATTTTATATTCTCCGTTATATGTGTGGATGTTTTTGGGAAAGCATCCATTTTTTTTGCCTGTCTATCCAGGCTGCCACCTACAGCGCCTATCTTTCGACTGCGCCAACTTGTAAGGCATGGGTTATGCCCTGGTCTTTCCCGAGTGCCACTCATTTTTTCTAAGCTGAGGTCGCTTTTGTTGTTGTAACGTTTTTATTACAACTCTATTTATCTAAGAAGGTTAAAAAAATTAAGTAAGTAGTATTGCACTATTTGCAAATACGATTTGCGTTAGTTGCATACCTTTACAGTACTATAGTTTTGTTGTTGTGCCTTCGTATGTACGATTATATTGATTGTTTACCATTACAAATGTTGTACACTTACTAAGTTGTTTTAACTTTAATGCACCTGCATATGTGCATGTACTGCGTAACCCACCTAGTATATCCTGAAGTGTATTAGCAACTTCACCACGATATGGTACAAGTACTTCACGTCCTTCACTACTACGATAATCTTTTAGTCCACCAAAGTGTTTAGTGTTTGCCGCATCACTACTCATACCGTAGAATTGCACAAAATGTTTTTCTTCTATCTTTTGTTTGCGATTATTTAAATGCTCGCCTACTTCATATTCTAATTCATTTGTTGTATAAAATTTAGTAATTACTTTGCCGCCGCCTTGATCGTGCCCAGCAAGCATGCCACCAAGCATAACAAAATCTGCTCCACCTGCAAAGGCCTTAGCGACATCTCCAGGGCAAGTACACCCGCCGTCAGCAATAATGTGACCCCCAAGTCCATGGGCGGCATCTGCACATTCGATAACTGCCGATAACTGCGGATATCCAACACCAGTTTGAATCCTAGTAGTGCAAACAGACCCGGGACCAATGCCCACTTTAACAATATCAGCTCCACTTAAAATTAACTCCTCTGTCATTTCTCCAGTAACTACGTTACCTGCTATAATTACAATATTTGAAAACTGATCACGTACCTTACGCACTCTTGCCGCAAAGTGATCACTGTAACCATTTGCAATATCCATACATACATATTTCAAATTACTTTTAACTTTTGATTGTACATCAACTAACTTTAAAAAGTCAGCATCACTTGTGCCAATACTCATTGCAACATTTTCTGTACGTTTTGGATTATCACTATTAAAGTATTCTACAAGTTGATCTACTGTATATGTTTTAACTAGACATGTAAAGATATTATTTTCAGCAAGTTTGTCTGCCATTTCAAATGTACCAACACCATCCATGTTACTTGCCATAATAGGAATACCTTCGTAAGTTTCCTTACTATTCCTATATTCAAATTTACGTTCAAGTCTTACTTGTTTACGACTTTGTAACGTACTACGTTTTGGTCTAATAAGAACATCACTATAATCAAGTTTTACTTCGTTTTCAATTCTCATTGTTACATACCCTTTTTCTTAAATCTGTTGTACTAAACCTATGGTCTCGTTTGTTAAAATGTAGATCAATGCCACGTTTGCGACATATATCTTTTCCTGTAAATTCTTTTTCTCTATATTCTTCACCTAAGAATCTAACATCTAATTGAAATAACTCTAGTATGTCAATTAAATCCTGTTCTGTTTGGTAAGGAACAATTTCGTCAACTAACTTTAATGCGTTAAGTTGTGCATAACGTTCTACCATTGTTTGAATTGGTTTGTTTTTTGTATCTGGTCTGTCTAATGTTGGATCGCTTTGTAATCCTACAATTAAATAATCGCAATGTGCTTTTGCTTCTCTTAACATGCCAATATGTCCAGCATGGAGTAAATCAAAAGTACTGCATGTAAATCCTATTTTCATATCATTAATCCTTATAAGCCTAATATTCCATATGCTTCATATGGTAACCAATGTGTTCTCATCCGTTCTGGATGCCATAATACTGTAATAATATTATCTAGTTTCCAACTCTCACAAAAACCTTCTTTATCAGTTGCTAAACATGTTGCACCAACAGGTATAGTACTTAGAATTTCTTCATGACGGCTGTGAACTATAACTTCACTTCCTTTATAATATACACTATGATCTTGTTTATGTCTATCACTAAATCGTAATTTTCCACCAAAACTTACATTTAAGAATTGGCATCCTCGACTAATACCTAGTATTGGTTTATTATAAAGTTTGGCTAGATCTAACGTGTGTTTCTCTACTCTTAAACGGTTTTCATTATATTGCCAATTTCCAGGCACCATACTATTACCACCAGTAAACACAACTAAATCACTTTTAACTATAATATCAGTTTGATAATGTTCTAAGTTATTTGGAATTGGTCGTAATTTGTGTCCCGAAAACATATCATAGAACCCATGGTCTAAGCTGTCGTATGGACCGTTTCGAAAGTCAATCACACGTTGCGTGATTGCTATTTTCATTTATTAATTTATTCTGTCTTTTCTAAAGTGACGTCTAATGGAAATCCATTGCGTCTTGCGTCAGTGATAGTCTCAACACATTTTTGTTCAGCTACCTCATAACTATATGTTCCTGCAATTCCTCTGCCCTTTTCATGGACTTCAAGCATCACAGACTGTGCATCGTCAATAGTTTTGTTAAAAATAACTTGTAAAATATTAACTACAAAGTCTTGAGGAGTGCTTTCGTCATTAAGTATAATCACATTAAACTTTGGTGGTGAACTTAATTTAGTGATTTCTGCAACTTCTTCTTGTGATACTTGAGCCATTTATTTTACCTATTAATCAATGTTAATTGTTCTTGGTTTCTTTTCGTCTGGAATATTTTGTTCCAATGTAACGATTAGAATACCATTATCTAATTTAGACGATGTTACTTCTACATAATCAGCTAAACTAAATTCTCTATTAAAGCTTCTAGTTCCAATGCCTTTATGCAAGTATTCAACTTTATCATCAGCTTCTTTCTTTTCTGCTGAAATTGATAATGTGTTACCGTCTTGTTCTATTGTTAGTTCTTCCTTATCAAACCCTGCAACTGCTAGGCTGATAGTGTAGCTAGTATCGCTTTCCTTTACAATATTGTAAGGTGGATAACCGCCTGTTGCGTTTGTTGTAAATGCATTCTGCATATCATCAAACATTCTATCGAAGCCAATAGTAGCTTTATAAAAGTCTGGAAGGTTTAGTGTTGTTAGTCTTGTCATAATTGTTCTCCTTTGTTAAGCAAGATTTTTGGAACCCTTTCGGCATTCCATGTATACGGTAGGAATCAGTCCTGTTGTATACATTATTATTTATCCACATTATGTGGACAAATTCTGTAAATTAGTTGTTAGTAAACTTATCTTTAGCAATACGTCTACGATGTCTAGCACGGCCTGCTGCTTCTGCTTTAAGTCGTTTTTCTGTATTACTTACAAAGTGTCTACGCTCACGGACTTCTTGCATAATTCCATCTTTAGCAATCATTTTTTTAAGTTTTCTAATTGCTTGTTCAACGTTATTATTACGCACTTCTACGGTTAAACCGTTGCCGCCTTTTCTGTCTCTATGATTATTTCCCATAATGTTTTTATATTTTCCCGGTTACTCTATTATTTTGTGAACTTATTTGTTCGTACTTTACTCCTAACAAATAAGCAAACGTATTTAGCAACTCTTTTGCCATATCTTGTTTGCCACGTTCTCTACCTCGCAATATAACTGTAACCATTAGTTTATTGTGTTTATCCAAAAACTTACGAGCTTGTTTAGCTTTGGTTTCTAAATCGTGTGTATCAATATTTAGTCCCATACGTATTTCTTTGGTCTCAACAACGCTTTCACGTTGCTTTTTCTTAGCCAGCTTTGCTTTTTGTTTTAAAGAATACAAATGCTTGTTAAGATCCATAATTCTACATACAGGCGGATTTGCTTTATCCGCTATTAGAATTAGATCTAAATCCAAGCCTTGTGCTTCTCTTAAAGCATCTACAGTAAACATGATCTGGCTTTCACCGTCTTCTTTAGATACTCTAATTTCTTTATGACGTATCTTTTCATTAGCAATAACAAAAGGTCTATCGTCTCTTTTTTTAAAATTTCTATTCTGCATTCTCACCTTTAATAAATTGTGGCTGTGCGTTTCTAGAAATAACTTGTTCATTAATAATAATTTTTCTTACCCCTTGGTCATATAATTCTGGTAGCTTATATTGTATTTCAAGTAAAGATGAATCAAGTATCTTACGTAACCCTCTTGCTCCTATCTCTTCTTTTATAGCTATATCTGCTACTTCTTCTAATGCTTTTATTGTAAACTCTATTTTTATTTTGTCAAGCTCAAAAAGCTCTTTTATTTGCTCTATTATACTATCTGTGGGTTCAGTTAGTATTTTTACAAGATCTTGCTTATTTAGGGGGTTTAGCACGTTTACAGACGGTAATCTACCCACAAATTCAGGTATAAGCCCATATTTTACTAAATCACGTGTTTGTAAATGTGTTTCCCAATTATCTATAAAGGCGTCTAAACCGTCGTTAAATCCTATCTTCGACTTACCAAGGCGATTTACCACAACATCTTGTAGACCAACAAAGGCACCACCTACTACAAATAGTATCTCACTGGTGTCAATATCCACTTTCTCCGGGTTATGTTGCGGTTTGTTCGGAACCGTTACTACTGTACCTTCCATGAGCTTTAAAAGGCTCTGTTGTACACCTTCTCCAGAAACGTCTCTACTCAAACTAACATAGTCATTACGTTTAGCTTTCTTATCTATCTCGTCAACATATATAATACCTTGCTGAGTTTTTTCTATATCGTAATCAGCGGCTTGAAATAGTTTATGTATTAAAACCTCTGAGTCATCACCAGCATATCCACTTTCTGTTATAGTGGTTGCATCAGTTACTACCATTGGAACATTCAACAATTTAGCAAGTGTTTGTGCCATTAATGTTTTACCTGTACCAGTTGGCCCTGCAATCAATACGTTACTCTTTTGTAGTTTAGTTTTTGTTTTAGATGTAATTCTTTTATAATGATTATATACTGCTACACTTAAAGTTTTCTTTGCATGATCTTGACTAATAACATGTTCGTTTAAAAATTTATGTATTGCACGTGGTGTTGGCACTACTGTTTTTTTAGATTTTTGTAATGCGTCTGCAACTTTAATTTTGTCATTTTTTACTATGCCATAACAAAACTCTACACATGTATTACATATGTGTATGTTGTTTTCACCTGCTAATAGTTTGCTTATCTGAGATGTATCTTTACCACAGAAATTACAATGTGGTAAATTAGATTTCATCGAAAAACTCTGGATTCATTTGTAACCTTACAAAATTATTTATATCTTGTACTGACCGTACAACTAAGTTAGTTCCTGTAGCATTTATTAATTTTACAGTTTCTCTTCTCTTGTACTTATCACTATAAAATAGAACTGTATTTTCAGTTTCTTTTGATTTTAAAAGTGCTGCCATTATATCTTCCCATGCACATGTATCTACATCAACAATCATAAAGTCTGATGTTTTTGTTACATTCCATACCCACGGTAAAGTAGATGAAGTAGTTTTTTTATTCTGAACAAAAAATACTACACTTGTGGCAATATATTTTTCAAATAATTCTTTTATTTCTGTAATCAATATTTCATTGGTACTAGAAATGAATATTCCAATTCCATGTTCGGTTAACATTAAATCTGGGGCTGTTACTGTGTAACTATCGTTGTCAATTGTCATGCTTTAGTATCTTTTATAATTTCTTTGTAAACTTCGTTTAGAACTGAGGAATCAGCTCTTGATATTAATTCTTTTAATTCTAATGATGCATCATCTGCAAAAATGTCTTCGATCTTCTTTTTAATAACACCTTCATTTTCTAAATAACCAGCTCCTGGCCAACTACCTGTACTACGCATTTCTGCTACTATTTTATTTACTAATTCTTTTTTTTCTTTTTTAATAGTTTTTCTTGATGTTTCATTTAATTCGTATTGTTGTGGTTCTAGTAGATATTTTCTTAATCCAGTAGAGGTATCAATTGTGTATTCTTTTCCTTGCTCGTCTACGTGAATTTCTTCAGGAACTTCATCTTGTACAACAGGCTCGGAGATAGTCTCTTGGTTTTCTTTATCACTAGAATCATTTTCTTCAACGATGGGTTCGTCTTTAGTGTTTCCCAATTCATCTTTTTTTTCATATATTGTATTTATTTCTGTCTTGCTAGGCCTGGGAAACCTTTCTACTAACGTTATACCTGATATAACAAGTACGACAGCTAGTGGGTCAAACACTAAAACAAGTATCAATATAACAAACCTAACGGCATCTTCTAACATGCTTCGTGTAGGATCGCTACCATAAATTAATTCAGCAATATATTTTACAGGACCAACTTCTGCTTCTAATGCTCTACTTTCACCTTCTAGTTTAAATTTTTCTTCATATAAACTATCTAAGTTTGTAGATGCATCTGTAACAATTCCACGTTGTACTAGTATTTGTTCTGTACTATCTACTTGCTGTCCTTGTCCAAGTTGTGCTCTTAATCTAGTAATTAATTCATTAGAGTCAGCAATTTGTTGTTCTGCTAATCCTCGTAATCTTTTAATTTCTTCTCTAGCATCTTTGATAACTTGTTCATCTTTTTGATCTCTAATTTTATTTAATTGAAAGACTGCTATTTGTCTTTCTTTATTTTTAGTCTCTCTAAACTCTTTAACTGCTTTTGCAGTTCTAGAACCATAACTTCCATCTTGTGAAGCACCAATCATACCTTGTAGTTTTTTAATTTCATTGTCTGCAATATACTGCTCAATTAATTTTAACTGGTTATCTATATCTTCAATTTGTCTTACAAATGGTTCTTCTTTATCTTTCTGATCTTGATTATATGCATTAATTATTTCATTTTGTTCATCTATAGAAGGTTGTACACCTGCATATGCATTATTAACTCTTTCGGTTTCTTGTATTATTTTTTGTTGTATTTCTTCATCTTTAGATGTATCTAAAGTTTCAAGTTTAATAATTTTATCATCAGCTTTTTGTATAATAAGTTTTGTTCTAGTTATATCTTCATCTATACGTTCTATAAGAGCAATATTCTCAGTGGCAAGGCTTGTTTGTTCAATATGTGCTTTCGAAAGAAATCCAAAGATACCCATACTTGTAATAAACATGAGTAACAATACTGCCACTGAGAGATATGTCTTAATAAGAATGGGTGCCTGTCGCCAATGTAAATGTAACCACACTGCTGACGTAAGTTTACCAATTTCTAGTACGGAACCCATGATAATAATAGGTATCATTGCACTGGCAAAAATAGCAACAAGACCAACAATACTGTAGTAGGCCGCTACTGCACTGATAGATAATGCTACTAGAATTGTCCAATAACCAAAATACCTCATATTATTTCCCTATATTGTAACGAATCGCGTGTCCTTCGTTAACCAATAATTCATTTATATTAATTTCATTATTTTTTTCATCTCGGATCTTGATTGTTCCAAGAATACGACCGTACTTTCCTCGTTTGTTAAGGATAGTAGTAACTTCAAACTGTTTAGGTAATAGTTCTATTAGTCGTTGTTTAGCGTCTAATCCTTTTTGTTTGACTGTTATGTCACTAGATCTGCTATCAGGAGTATCTACTCCATATAGCTTTAGACGTTGTTTGATATTTAGATCAAACCCTAAATCTATTTCTAAATCCAAAGTATCACCGTTTATAACTCTAATTAATTTTGCGTTGTATGTATACATATAAGTCTTTCACATAATTTAAACAGTTACATTTGAACTGTAATATATTTAGTAATATATCTGTTTGTTAATATACTATGTTTTGCTATAGTTAGCAAGCCATTGTTTTGCTTGTCTTTTTGACGGTGGCTCACTAAGAAATCTAGCTACTTCTTTGTATACTTTGTCAAAATTTTCTTTACGATCTGGATCTTCCAGTCCTCCACTGTTGTCAATTACATGAAAACGAGCGGCTCCAAATACTTGTTGAAACTTCATAATATTTTGCTGAACTTTATTCCACATCATTTTTACCATGTCAGTAGGTAATTTTCTTTGACGTTGTTGATTACGTTCTTGTGCTATATCTTCACTAGTGTTAACAAACAACATCATAGTATCATATCCTATTGAGTTCAGTCTATCTTTAGCTTGTGACACTTTCATAATATCTTTACCTGTTCCATCAATAACTAATCCAATACGACCATCTAAATATAAGTCTTCTCTTGTTTTAGTAATTTCTTTTGCACGGTTACGGATTTCTTGTCCTTGATCACTTGCTACTGCGTCTGGGTTTCCTAAATCTACATTATTTTTTCGAGCAAGATATTCGTAAACATCATCACTATTAATTGGCTTTAAACCTGAGCCACTAAGCAACTTGCCTGCGACATAACTCTTTCCAGAACCAGGTCCGCCTGCAAGAAATACTGCTTTAAATATATGAGGATCATTTGGACCTTCTAATATCTGTTCTTGTTCTAATATATCATGTATTTTCATATTAGTATTTAGCTATTTAAGAAACAAATTATATACTATGTGCCTATGATTTACGCACAACTACTTTGTCTGCAAGACCAAAAGATACTGCTTCTTCTGCCGACATAAAGTTATCACGTTCCATAGCTTCTTTTAACTGGTCGTAAGTTTTACCTGCACTGTTATGTTTTTCGTAAATTTTAGTAAGATTTTCTTTCATCTTCATAATTTCTTTTACTTGAATTTCCATATCAGTTGCTTGTCCACCTGCACCACCACTTGGTTGATGGATCATTGTTCTACTATTTGGTAATACAAAACGTTTACCAGGCTCTCCTGCCATAGCAAGGAAACTACCCATACTACATGCTTGGCCCATTACAATTGTACTTACTGGAGATTTAATAAACTGCATCGTATCATAAATTCCAAGTCCTGCGGTTACTGCACCACCTGGACTATTAATATAAAAGTTAATATCTTCTGCATTATTTTGCGATTCTAAAAATAGCATTTGTGCAACTACTAGATTTGCACTATGGTCGTTAACTTCTCCGTTAAGCATTACAATTCGATCTTTAAGCAAACGACTGTAAATATCGTATGCACGTTCGCCGCGACCGGTTTGCTCGATTACTGTTGGTATTAACATATTATCTCCTATTGTTTATATCTTACTTGTAAATCCATGATTATACTGTATCTGTCACCTAGCTCATTTTTTGGGTTATGTTGCATTCCATGGTAGGTTGGAATCCACCCACTTTGCTCTGCATGTTCTCCATGCATCCATAACATCTTATTATCAGCTAATTCAGTAATCATATTTCTTTCATTTGTTTTAGTATTCTTTGCCCAAAACTCTGAGTAGTTTTCACCTAAGTGTAATCCACCCAATGTCTCATCACAGTGATCATCTCCAAATCGTATAGAATTATGTTTTCTATGTTCTGTACGATTTTTTTCTGTAGCACTAGGAGTATTATACTTGATTATCATAAGTTTGTAAAGAATTAAATCTTCCCATAATTGCATTTGATCTGCATAATTTTGATACAAATAATGCTCTAGTACTGGTTGAAAATCTTTTTGCATTTCTACAAAATATTTAAACTCTTCTGGTGCATTGTATTTAACATCTTTTTCTAGGTTGTCTGCTGTCCAATTAAAAAAGTAAATCTTTGTTCTATTTACAGTCTCATCTTGTTTGCCAGCTTCGTTGGGTAATTCCCATGCAGTAGGACCACTCATTATATCTTGATCCATACTAAACACATCACCTGAATACAAATACGAATAACTTTTATTTGGAATAGATTCTTCGTTCCATTCTTTTATATTATAATCGTTATTATACTTTTTAAAGAATTCTACGTCAACTGTATTAGACAACTTTTCTGCCATTTGCCATCTATCTGCATATTTTGTAGATAACAATGTAGAATCAGCAAGTGGCCATTTGCCATCCTGCTGATAATTTTTTAATTCGTCGTATGTAAAAAGTTTATGTGTTTGACTTGACATCAGGCACCTTTTGTATTTCTTGCATACCTGTAGATTGATCTTCAATTACTTTGATATATCCACCAGCTTCAAGAAGTTTTAAGGTATTCTCCATGCCATTTAACACACCTTCTTTATAACCGCTCTTGTAATTAAAATATGCACAAGCGATTACAAAACCACATATTATTAAAGTTAGTTCTATATCCATAAACATATTTATCCTTCCATTTGATGTACTACTCCTACTGCAATTGTATGCAACGGGTGAGTATGTACTTTAGTCATTATATCCAAAAGATTTGCCTTTTCTTTTAAGAAAACTACGGCAAACTTAGGATCATTTGCTTCTATGTCAGCACTGTTATCAATTAGATCAGCTAACTTAATGATCTGTGCTTCTTTACTTGCTAGTCCAAGTCTTTGAGCATCGATACCTTTACGTACTGCACGATTTCCATCTTCTGGTTTACTTGTATCAGTTAGTTCAAGAACATACTTGAATACTACCCAACCAAATTCTTCAGCAATCATTGCCGGTGATACATGAGTATCTTCAATAACATCATGTAGCAATGCCGCCGCAATCATTTCATCAGTTCCGCCATTCTCTTTAACAAGTTTAGCAACTCTGATTGGATGTACGATGTAATCGTCTCCACTATATTTTCTCTTCTGACCAACTGCGGCGTGAGCCACAGTTGCGAAAAGTTTTGCTTTTTGAATGATGTCCATTTTGTTTCCTATTTCAAATAATGAGGACCAGTCCAAGCAATAGAGTAGTCACTATCAAAAATGTTACCCCTTGCACTGTTTAGTGCTGGTGCTTGCCAACCTGCCGCTTTAAGAATATCACCTTTTTTAAATGTTTTACCATTTGACGTTACAAAATCGTCATTAACAATAAAACCCCAAACACCATTATCTCTAATGATTTTTGTATATTTCTTACCGGCTTTAACAGTAATACTATTATCAAAATTATCAACAGTTTCTTTAAAGTAACCTGACAATTCTTTTGTACCACCCCTAGTAGTCCAATTAATGTAGTCTGCTTTAATCTTAGCTTTTAATGTTTCTATTTGTGTTTGCATTTTTTAACTCCTTTGTTTCTAACTATACATATATAATAAGACATCTTGGTGCTAATGTCAACCAAATAATGCATTAAAAAACCCTTATAAAACAAGGGCTTTTAATTTTTTTTAATTTTTTTTTATTAATCTTCTCGTTTTCCATGTCCATAATCCACAATAACAGGAAAACGTGGAACCCCATCGGGTGTTAATTCAAAGTATCTACATGTAGCCCAATTTGGTGCGTTTTGAGATTCCCACAATTTTGCTAATTCTGCTTGTTGTCCTCTAATGCCACTACCAAATTCTTTACCTTCTTTGTCACGTAAAATAAAACGTTTTGCATGCCCAGACCAGTTTCCTTGTCCTTCAAGCATTTGAATTACTGTAAATTCTTCTGTTTTAAATTCTTTACGTTTTAAAAGATTCTTACTACGTTTATGATCGTAACTTGCATCATTACGTACCATTTGACCTTCATACCCAGCTTGCATATAACCACTATACATCTCATCTAATTGTGCTTGGTTCTCACAATACTCAGTAGGTACAATTTTAACATATTCATTGTTAGCCCAATATGCTTGTTTTATACGATTTGTAAACTTCATATCAGGTACTACATTGTCAAACATATCATACACATGATATTGTACAAGACTTTTTGCTTCTTCAATATCAGCAGGTGTGCTTTTTAACTTACGAACCAAACTTGTAATTTTATTAAAGTCTGCTTTCAATTCGTGATTGTAAAGTTCACCATCAAGTACAAAGTGTGGATTTTGTTCCATATAACCTTTAAGTGATTCCCAAATATGTGGGCAACTTGTGATAGGTTTACCAGCACGTGTCCACATGCCATTTTTATCAACTACACAACGAATACCATCTAGCTTAGGTTGACTCCAACCCGAGTCTTGTGGTCGTTTAGTATAATCGTGTGCAAGCATTGGCTTGAATTTTTCGTAAGAGTCAATGCTGTCTACATTTTCAAAATACTCTTTATCCGAACGTTTTACCCATAATGCTTGGGCTTCTGCCATTGCTTGACTTAAACTTGTTGTTTCATTTACTTTACCAACGTTCTTTGGAGAACTCATATTCCATTCGCTAGTAACTTTTTGTCCGTCAACTAATCCACTAATAGTACGTGTACCAGCTAAGTTATCTGATTCACCGTATTCAACTTGCCACATACGGACTTTGCCTGTTGTATCTCTTTTATAAAGAGTTTTTAGTGTTACAATATTTTTCATAAAGAATTCCTACGTAGTTTTTTAAGAATTGTGTTTGCAGTTTGCATCCAAAATTTTTCTGCCCAACTGCCTTTTTCAGCTTGTTTAGCAGTACGAACGCAAGCATCTATTCTGCGTTCGTACAACTTAATTGTAGCTTCGTCCATTTTTTCCATTAGTCTAACCTTGAATTAGCATAGGCTTTAAATCCAAAAGATTCAAATACATCTGCCGCCGCTTCTGCACCTGCTTCTTTGATATCAACGTTTTGAACAAACATCTCACCTGGATTCCAAATTTTATAAGCACCGCTATAGTCTTTTTCAATACCAGCGGCTTTCATAGCCCTACCTAATTTAGTATTACCTTTAATACCATAAATGTTAACCCAAGCAAATCCACATGGATAATTATCTTCACTATTCATCTTTTCAGTAAAGTATTCTTGAGAAGCATTTGCCGCCGCAGTTTTAGCTTTAGCAAGTATTGATTTAATTTCATTTACATCATAGTCTAGCATTTATTTCTCCTTGTTTTTTATTAACTATACTTACAGTATACAGTAAGACTTCTTGCTTGTCAACCTTTTTAGTCAAAAAAGTTACCCAACACCCAAACAAACTTTGTATCACTTACTTGTTGCCACATTCCGTCTTTCCAGTTTGGCCACAAAATTTTACGGTTTGCATCTTCCATTATATCAAGACCGTTTTCTGCTTTAGCTACAAACGTGTCACCTAAATGATTTTCAAATGTGAATGTTTTCATATTATATTTCCTTTTTCCATCTATATTCATCTGAAGTCCAGTCTGGATCTTCATAATTTAACATTTCTTCACCAGTTTCAATATCTGTATCTTCATATGGTACACATTCTTCTACTTTTACTGTATCACCATGTTCTACAAAATTGTGGTCACATGCATAAACT